TGCCTAGGGTCATTAGTGGGGCGATCAACGACGCATACGCCGCGCTGAATGAAGCTGCTGGCATTGACCGGGTGATCGAGATATTGGACAAGACTGATGGTTAGAAAACGGGCTGGTAATTTGTGTCGTCGCAAAACTGAATTAGAGGAAATTGTGTTGGGGGCGATCACCTCAGTGAGCAGTCTGCCATCACCACAGCCGGGGCGGCAAGAAGAGTTTTTGGCGAGTGAGGCAGATATTACTATTTACGGCGGCGGCGCGGGTTCAGGAAAAAGTGCAGCGGTTTTGCTGGATTTTGCCCGACAAGAATTAATCCAAAACTCAAAGTATGCGGCGGTAGTATTTCGCCGGACAAGCCCACAGATTACAAACCCCGGCGGGTTGTGGGACTCTAGCATGGAGTTTTACAAAAACATGGGGACGATCGCCTCAGTCGGAAACCTTACCCATACTTTTTTGTCGGGGGCAAAAATCAAATTTGCTCACCTCCAACATGAGAAAAATAAGTACGATTGGCAGGGGGCAGAAGTCGGGCGCTTGGCTTTTGATGAGTTGACGCACTTTACGGAAAGTCAATTTTTTTATCTACTATCTCGGAACAGAACTACATCGGGCATCCCCACTAAAATCCGTGCCACAACGAACCCCGATGCCAACTCATGGGTAAAAGATCTAATAAGTTGGTGGATTGACGACGATGGGGAAATGATCGGCGAGCGCTCTGGCATATTGCGCTGGTTTATCCGCCACGAAGAACAAACAGTATGGGGAGACAGCCGGGATGATTTACTTGCCGAATATGACGACTGCGAGCCGATGAGCTTAACTTTTATCCCCGCCACTGTTTACGACAACCCCAAGCTGTTAGAGAAAGATCCGAAGTACATCAGTCGCCTTAAGGCATTGCACCCCGTGGATCGCGCTCGACTATTGGGCGGGAACTGGAAGATCGACTTTACCGGGGGGACTGTATTCAGCCGCGACTGGTTCCATCGGGATACATTCTTAGAGAGTGAGGCGATCACCGTAGTCAGATTCTGGGACTTGGCAGGGACAGCAAAAGAGCAAGCCACCAAAAATTCCTGTTACACCGCCGGGGTAAAGATGGGGCGCAAGGGGAATAAATACACCGTCTTGGATATGTACGCCGAACAGATCGGCGCGGCTAACCTAGAGCAGACAATTCTCAACCTAGCCAAACAGGACGGCAAAAAAATAAAGGTGCGATGGGAACTTGAAGGCGGTTCGGAAAGCATGGCGTTTTCCGCTGCACTTAAAACCAAACTAAACCTGATGGGGATAGATGGGGATGCGGTCAAACCACGGGGGGACAAACTAACCAGGGCGATCCCATTGGCGACCGAGGCAAGTAACGGCGGCGTGGCGATCGCCTATGGCGGTTGGAATGACCAGTATCTAACCTGCCTACAAAAGTTTGACGGTTCCAGAGTTCCGCTTATCACAGACGTAACGGACGCATCCAGCGGGGCGTATTCAGTCCTCAAGGCAAGTTACCTACAAAGTGCCACCAAGACAAACGCAGACAACAATAGTCCAGCCCAAAAGCTAAGAGCCAAAAGCTTTTCAAGCAAGACTGCAAACCCCTTTAAGTAACTTTGTTGTTGAAACTTTTTAAGTTCTCATATACAATAAAGGAAGTTAAGAGGATTAGTTTATGAGTAGAGCAAAAAGATTTGAGCGACTACGTGCAGCAGCTCTAGAAGTAAAACGACTTGAAATTGCACTGGAAAAGGCACAAGATGAGTATCATGACGCTGAAAATGATATTACTGAAAACGAAGATACCGGGATTTACTCTTATGAAGGGCGGCTGTATGAAGTTGATTGCTTTGTAAGAGTAAAAATGATCGACGTTAATTTTGTCGCCAGTGATGACATTGAAGTCGATGAGTAAGTCTTTGTTTGACATTGCCGATGAACTCCGCGCCCTTGAGTGTCAGCTAACCGAAACAGAAGATCATCAACAGCAGGACGAAATCATTCAGCAGTTTTTGACTGTTGAGGGTGGGGAACTGGCAACCAAGCTAGACAACTATGCCGAACTGATTAACGAGCTTGAGGCGATCGCCAAAGCCCGAAAAGAACAGGCGAAAAAACTTACTGATCTTGCCAAGGCAAACGAAAACCGAGCGATCCGGCTTCGCGCTAATCTGCTCTGGTTCCTAGAGCAGCGTGGCGTTAAGTGCCTAGAAACTCAGCGCCATAGCCTATCTATCAGCAAGGCTGGAGGGAAACGCACTGTCGGCTATATTGATAATCTTGACCCCGCCACGCTACCCGAAAAGTATCAGGCGATTAAGGTTGAGATTGACAAAGAGGCGGTACGCGCCGATCTGGAAAGTGGTGAGCAATTGCCCTTTGCAGTGTTGGGCGATCGCCAGACAATTCTTCGTATCAAATAAATTTATCGGGCGGCAAGAATCGCCCTTAATACAATGGCTATCGAAATCAAAGCTACAGGCAAAATCGGCTCAGATATCAAGATTCAATACTTTGACTCTGGATCGTCTGTAACCAAGTTTTCTGTCTATTCTTCCAATGGCAAAAACCAGAAAACCGATGAGTGGAACCCGACTACCTGGGTGAATTGTGAGGCATGGGGAGAGCTTGGGGAATTTGTCGCTAATAGCTTTCAGAAAGGCGACCCTATCGAAGTGCATGGGTTCATGTCTACCCAGGAGTGGGAAAACAAAGACGGCGAAACTGTTAAGCGTGACAGTGTGCGGGTCAATGCCGTTGGTTACGGTATCCGCAAAAAAGCCGATGACGATGGAGGCGATCGCCAGTCTCAAAAATCCACCCGTCAGCAGCCTTCAAAAAAAACATGGGACGATGAACCAAATTTAGATGACGTTCCTTTCTAAAAAAGTTTTGTTCTGCTGTTGCAAGTGACGAAAAGTGTGCTATATTAAATATAGAGCTAAGAGAAACACACATCATGACTATCAGCAACAGAACTTGGACTTATTCACTGGGCTATTACACAGGCAGTTTAATGATTACCGACTTTGTGACTGCGGCTCGTCCTTTGACCGTAGCGGACGTAAAGGCATTAGTTGGCGATGATTGTGAAATTGCTTTTTTCAAAGACGTTTTCTGATTAATTTCGCGGGTGAAATTCCCGCATTTTGTTTATTTATTTTCAGGTGAATATGAATATTCCAGATCTTTCAAGCATTATCACGCCCGATGATATCAGCACTAAAGGGAACGGCAATTACGCCGCTGATTATGTCAACTGGGCAAAAGTAGCCCATCTTCTCAGTGTCCATGCAAATGGGTGGCAATTTCGCCTGAGAGAGTGTCCCGGCGGCGGTCATGTGTGGAAAGCCCCAAATGAAACGGGCTATTTAGTTGGCTATTTTGTCAGCCCTGAAGGAAGCGAAACGCCGGACTTTCCACAGGCGATTATGGACAACCGCAACGCTCCGATCCAGTTTGGAAAAATCAGCGCCCGTGACGTGACGGATACCCATCGCCGTTGCCTTTGTACCACGGCAGCATTTACTTTCGGGCTAGCATATCAACTGTGGGCTAAAGAACCTATTGAGAACCCATATCGTGATGAAAAGGCGATCGCCGAACCAGCCCCTGTCAAAGCGAAGCCCAAGGCGACTAAGATGCCAGCAGCGCAAACACAACTCTCGTCAATGCCTATGTTAATTTCAGCAGAGCAACGGAAGCGGATAACCGACTACACAAAAGCAGAACCTCCGTTAGAAAAAGGGGCAATTGTAGAGGTGTTGGAGTCCTACGGGTTCTCCAACACCGCCGAAGTCACTACAGACAAGTTTGAAAAGGTAATTGCCGATCTCAATGAACTATGGGGGGATCTATCACAGGAAAACTATAACGCCCCAGAATAAAATAAAGGGCATCCAGTACGAAACCACCTACGCCCATGGGTGGTTTTTTGTTGCATTGTATCCTTCAACAACTCCCTAGACAGCTTCAAAATACCCTAAAATAGATAGATCCCCCATCGCCTCTGTGTGTCGCTATGCGGAAAGTATGGGGGTCTATTTAAATAACTTATGAGAGCGTTTTCCCGTATTTTTTGAGCGGATTATGCTCGTTTTTTGCTGTTTTTAGAGGCAAAATTCGACAAAAAAGTAGTACAAACCATGCGATCCCGCTTCACAAAAGATATGGCGAATAAGTGGAAAGCCTTTTGTGCCTAGGCTCAATCCTGTCAATACCTAAGCCAAAATCTTCAAATAAATATTGTTTCAATTTAGGGAATCAAACGGTTTTGACGTTGACAAGGAAATATATTTGATATAGCGACACACGTTACCTAAGAGGTTTTACGAAATGACTACTTTACAAGAACTTTTTGATGCCACTAACAAGGTTGGGAACAGATACCAAACTGAAGCCCAGCGCAAAGCTTTTCAAGAGACGTTAGATGCAATCAATGCAGATATCATCCGCGAGGCTGTAAAGCGCGGCGAATACGACCAAGAGAAGGGTATTTGGCTGGTATAGCCTGACGGGTGCGGCTCCCCTTACAGCCGCAATTATCGCCACAGTTTTAAAGGTTTTGAGCAATGATATTGATTTACACGGACGAGTTTGTATGGATTTCGCAGTTAATTGAAGTGCGTGACGCAAAGGGCAATTTTTTCTGCCATGGGTATATCGCAGATGACGCGGCGATCGCCGTTGGTGATGCCGTAGGATTTGCGGAAGAGATTGAAGACTTTGGCGAGGCTGATCCTCATGCGGTGTTAAAAGTTGATGGATGCGCCCTCACGGTGGCGGGGATTGATTGATACCATAGGAAGTTACCAATGGTCTATCTAACGCCGCTCTAAATGGGCGGTTTTTTGTTGCAAAAAAATAGTTGACGCGAGTAACAAAAAGAGTGTTATAATGATTATAGAGTTAAGGGGAGAACCCCAAGAGGATAGATGACTACTGCAACCACCACCAACTTCCAAATTCAATTCTCCTGTGAAAAGCTTGGTTTATGGGATGCGATCGCCACGTTCAACTACGAAGACATCAACTGCGATGAGGGTCACTTAAGTTGGCACTCTAGCCCTGAATTGTTTTACGATGAGTCCCGCCGGATTAAACTCAGTATGAGTGAGTCCGATACGGAGATCGTCCATAACGCAATCATCGATGCAATTTACGCCGATGATGATGTTAAAGAGCGGATCTATGGCTACTACGGGTTCACCTCTGATCCCACCGACTATCGTCGGCTAGCCTATCAACACAGTCTTTGTTAATTTATCGGGGGATTTAATTCCCCTTTACTCATGACCAGACCAAAGATGATTAAGTGGTTCTGCCCTTGTGGTGGAACCTTTTACCGTAACGGTAAAACCAAAAAAGGGACTCAGCGCTATCGGTGCGGAAAGTGCCATGAATCTCCCAAGACGGAACAAGTAGGACGACCCCCTATAAATGGCAATCCCATGACCGGGGCAGAACGGCAAGCAAAATACCGACATAAAGATGATTAGCATTATGACTTTTGACGAACACACAAACATAGAGAAAGATGCACTGCAAAAATTGTTGCATCACATTAAAAGCCAGCCTAGTAAACCATTAAGCGTAAAGCTTGCCGACTTTGCTAATTCTATGGATCAATTGATATTGAAAGCCATATCGTGAAAGCTCTTGAACATTATTTAAATAACCGTTCAAAACGGATTTTCCATGCCCTCGATCCATAAAATTTATTGACCACTTACCAAAGAAATTATGTTAGTAGCTTGCCCCTTAACCGTCCGTAACCAGTCGTTTCATACCGCTCGTATTTCCTCTACTGCCATGCGGAAAACGATATCCTATCGACTCTATCCACTAAATCAAATTTGGGTTATCCGTGCCGTTGATAATTTTGATGAGGGCTTTCATCATGAAGGTGAGCTTAATCAAGTGGCAGATGCCTTTGTTCGATGGGCAAACCGAACCATACAATAAACTGAATAGGGAAAGCTAGATTTTTTTAAGCGTGGTGTTAGGCATCGCGCTTTTGTTTTTTGTCTAGATTCTACTTGGATCTAGGCAGAAATTGTGCTATGGGGATAATATTAGAAGGATGGCTTCGAGAGGAAAATAAATGGCACTCACTTCTGTAAATTACACCCGTCCAGCGGCTACCTTAACCAATAACGAGGCGATCGTATTGACGCTTGTTGGCATTGAGGATACCGCCGCTAACCCTGATAATGTGACGATTGATTTAAAGGCGACTGTTAACGCAGCGGCTCGACTGGTTCATCGGATTCGATTAACGCCAGTCATTGAAGGGGCAACTCAAAAAGTAAAAGTGGAATTTTTGGATTTCTCTAGCGCGGCGGCGAGTACCTATGCCGATGCCAAGACGACACCATTTACCGATGCTGAGGCGGATTCCGTGACAGTGATTGGCTATTCCCCCGCTATCAATCTTGATGCGTTCTATACAACGGCAGGTGATGCCCGGAGCTAATGGAATATAAAAATGTGACCGCCGGGGTTTTGATTGTGCCAACGGCAGAAGGATCGGTTAGAGTGCCATCCGGAGAAACAGTCCTCACAAACCCAAAACGCGCCGCCCGATATCTTGATACTGGTGCATTGATTCCAGTTATCCATGAAGTCAAAAAGCGGCGATCACCAAAGCCCGAACCCGTTGAATTAGAGTTGCCAACGGAAGAGTAGATTTTAAAAATTGCGTCCCAAATGCGTCCCAAAAAAAATAACAACTCATTGGAGATCGTAAATGGTCGCTATCAATCAGAACGTCGTCAAGGGCACGGGTGTTACCAAACTGACTTCCCTTAACCCTCTATCCAACGGCAACATCATTATTCTTCCCAACGCCACGGCGTTAACTTTTAACCCGAATATTACCCTTTCTGAGGTGCGGGTGAACACGCCTACAGGGGTATCGGTAAAAGCCCGTGACATCGAAACCGCTGCCAACCCTGAGTTGACTTTGACCCTGCCCCTTACGCCGATCGCCATGCAGATGGTTTTCAACTCGGAATGGGAAAGCGTGGTCGATGCTGACTTTGATGTGACTCAATCATTCTTGCCCACGACTAACACAATTTCTGCCAAGGCATCGGGGTTCTATGGTTATGGTGTGGCGGAGGATGCAACGGCTACTTTTGGGTATGCTGACCCCACTGACCCCACCGCCAGCGTACAACTCACCCAAGTCACCTACGCGACATTTAATCCCGCCGTGACGAATAATAGCTTCGCGGTTGGCGCAAATGCTGAAATTAAGATCTCGGATAACATCGTCGCCAAAGCTCCCCTAATTACAGGTTCCATCACAAATACCGCCACCATTCGTCAACTTGGTGAAAATACCTTTGACACCTTCAAGGTTGATGCGGTGCTGTTGTTTGTGGATAACTCGATCGCCATCGTGACTTTCCCTGCCGTGCAAATCAAAGCTGATGCACGGGTGTTCGATCCGAGTACCGGGGTGGCAGAATTTACGATGTCTGTCCTCAATGATGGCTCGACTTGTACTTACAACCCGACGGTTAAATATCTCACTCAAGACCAAATCATGGCGTGTTAAATGCTTTTTCTCTCTATCGGTTCGGAGACGGTACTGCTTAACCCAGTGCCGTTTTTTTCTATCAATGCCTACTCAATCCTGATGGCTTCATTGCCTAAGCACATCGGGCATATTGCTGCCAGCGATCGCCATTGGGCAGACTTACAAAAACTTATTAACCTACACCCCCGCGCTGATATTGACGGGTTCGGGTTTCCCTTGCCTGAAGAATATTGGCTGCTGGATGGCATCTTGGATAATTTGTTGGAACTAAATCGGGTTGCCGAATTGCCAGAACAATCCAAATACAAAAAGAAGCCCCCCGCACCAATTGAAAGCAGTGGCGATCCATACAGTGATTTATTGGCAGATTTATTCTTGAGCTATGGGGTGGAAGGGGGATTAAAAATCGTTTCTACATTGGGACAGAATCGCGTCAATCAAATTATATTCAGAGCAAACGCCGCATCTATTCCCTTGGAGGAAAGAGAGGAAATTGCACGGCGTGAAAGGTATGATCGTTTTATGGATAAAAATAGAGACTTGGTTGCAGGTCTTCTTGGTGTTCCCGTAAGTGCGTTATCGAAAAATTAATGGACACAATTAAAATCACAAATTCTATTGGCGAAACTATTATCGAGTTAATGCCAACCCCCCGAAAAAACTTAGCGGAATTAGAGCGGCTTTTAATTAAAATTCAGGCGACTTGGTTGCGGTGTAAATTTTCTGTGGGGAAAGTTTGCGCCGATGATGCTGCATGGGAACAAATGAAACAGGCGATCGCCTTACTGCCCATCAAGGATTGTCCTGATGGGACATGGACTAAGCTCGATGAAATATCCAGTGACTACGCACAAATTGAACGGATATTCTTTGCCAAGAAATGTAATGTCATGGAGGAAAATGGGACTATCAAGATTTTTGATTTTACTGAATTTGTGGGCAGTGAAATATGCTGGATTCATCGGTTTAACTGTGACGAAATTCTAACCCAATCAAGTCAATTTAATACGGCAATGGTGGAATCAGATAATGTCGAGCCGAAGTAACTTTGCTTACTCTTGCCCCCCGTGGGCATCATCTTTATGACCTGCCTTATGACACAGCAAACGAGTCCATAAAAACATTAATCCTCTCAAATGGAGAGCGTGTTTATTGTCCCACTTGTGGCAAGTTTTACGCCGTGTCAGAATTGAAAGAAACCATCCCTAATTAGAGTTAAGGCGATCGCATAGCAGCTACTCCCAATAGGAGAAACCCATGGCTGATAATGACGTAACGATCCGGTTTACAGGCGACGAAAAAAATCTAACCCAAAGTATCGGGAATGTTTCTAGTGAGTTTGAAAAGCTCAGTAAATCGGGTCAATCCGCACAGCTAAAAGTCCAGGAAGCTGCCAAGAAAACAGCAGAAGCACAAATAGCCGCCCAAGCAAAAGTACAGGCGGCGTTAGAGCGCTCCTATGCCCTACAGGTTCAGAAGGCTGTCCAGGCGGCGGAAAAGGCGGCGGCGGCGCAAATCTCAGCACAAGCCAAGGCACGGGTGGCGGCAGAAAAAGCGGCGGCGGCGATCGCCAATGCACAGGCAAATCCGGGGGTGGCAGCGGAAAAGGCGGCGGCTAAAGCAGTAGCGGCGGCGGAAAAAGCAGCACAGGCACAAATTAAAGCACAGGAAAAAGCATCGCAATCCGCCCAAAAGTTAGCGGAAACTCAAACTCGAATCGCAGAAAAGCAGGGCATTGCTCAGGCTAAGGAAGCGGAAAAGGCTGCCAAGGCGATGGAGAAATCGCAGATTGAAGCATTCAAAAATATTGAGGCTCAATCTCAAAAGTCATCCCAGGAAATCGCAAGTGGGATGAGATCAATCGGTGCGGCGGCTGCGGCAACATCAGCTGTGATTGGTGGTATTTTCCTTAAAGGGACTCAGGAATTTATTGGGCTTGATAAAGCACTAAGACAGTCTGCCGTTGTGGCAGGGGCAACTACCGAAGAAGCTCAGGGATTGAGGGAGGAAGTAGAGCGATTAGGCATTGTCACATCTAAAACTCCAAAGGAAGTAGCCGAGACTTCCATCGCTTTGTCACGGGCTGGGTTTTCGGCACAAGAAACAACCGCCGCACTGGAGGGGATTGTTCAAGCATCGGAAGCCACCGCTGAATCTTTAGGAACTGTAGGCGACATTACAGCCAAGGCGATCCGCGCTTTTGGGTTAGCCGCATCGGACTCAGGGAAGATCGCCGATCTTTTGACTGTAACTTCAAACCGAACCAATACCAGTGTCTCGACTATTGGCGAATCGTTAGCTTATGTATCTGCCACCGCCGCCGGCGCCGATCAGCCATTAGAGGACGTGCTTATTACCATCGGTTTATTAGGGGATGCAGGTATCCAAGGGTCATCAGCGGGAACGGGATTAGCCGCCGCGCTAGATCGCCTAAAAATCGCCAGCGCTGCCGGGAATAGCGAGTTAGCAGGACTAGCACGGGGTAGCGCAAAAGCGGCGGAAGCCATGCAGGTCATCGGCGCAAATGTGCGGGATGCCGAAGGCAATATGCTGCCATTGACTCAAATTATTCCTCAGGTTCAAGCTGGGTTAAGCGATCTATCTAAAGAAGATCAGGACATTGTATTTAAGGCATTGTTTGGAGTGCAAGGGGGCAAAACATTTCAAACGCTGATTAATACCGCACCGGAACGAGTAAACGCGGTAACCGACGCTGTACGAAATGCAGAGGGGGCAGCGGGTGTCGCCAGCGAAAAACTGTTACAAGGGTTAGGTGGTGCTATTGATTTGTTTGAAGGATCTTTAGGAAGTGCATTATCAAAAGTTGGTGAGTTTAGCGCCAATGGTGTAGAACCATTAGTCAGAAGTGCAACATCGTTATTAAATGCATTCTTGGCGCTACCCGCTCCTATTCAACAAGTCATTATTGCCACCACCGGATTAGCGGGGGTATTGGCATCCGCTGTTGGTGTTTTAGCGGCATATAACATTGCTATTAATTCTCAGATTGCATCCGAGATTAAACTTGCTGCAATCACAATCAAAAATACGATTGTGACAAATGCAAGCACGGTTGCCACAAAAGCCTCCGCATCGGCAAAACTGATCGCCGCCGCCGCTACCGGAAAATTAACAGCAGCGCAAAATGCTGCATTGATTAGCGCTGGAAAATTAGCCCTTACGCTAGGGGCGATCGCCTTGGCTGTGGAAGGGGTTAGCGCCGCCGTCAACAAATATGGCGCGACTAAATTTACGGAACAAACAGACAGCGCGAGAAAAGCCCTGGAAGAATTTACGGACACAGCAATCAAGTCAGGTGACGCGGTGAATCAACGAGTGATTGAACCTTATCGCAGTTTTATTGACATTGTTGGGCTTAGAGCAAAGGCACGTATTAATCAATCGAAAATTGCCATCGGTGAATTTTCCAAAGATATCTATGCCAACGTAGACGCAATTCAAGCCAGCGCCCAAGCCAATGGCGATCTTGCAGAACGCCAAAAACTGTATGAAACTACCCTTAAGTCTACCCAAGATGCGATCGCTAATTTGGATGAAAAAATGTTGGGGACAGAAGCCTACAACGAACAAAAGGCACAGCTTGAAATCACTGAGAAATTATTAATTAACAATGCCGGGGCATGGGGCGTGTTAACTCAAGAGCAGCAAAAAAATGTAGCGGAAAGTGCCAAGTTAAATATTGAAGAACAGACTAAAGCATTAGAGCAACAAATTGACGTTTTAAAGGAGCGATCCGAATTAGAAAAAAGCAAAGCTCAAGAGGATTTTCAGAAGTCAGAACTTGAAAAAGAACGCACCGCATCCGAGGAAAAAATCAAGCGTGAACGCGAGGCTGGAGACGCAGAACGGGCAAGACAAAAAGCATTTGATGATAGTTTGGCTGCGGCTCAACTTGCCAATGAAGATGCTCTCAACAAAATCAAAGATCAACGAACCCAAGAAGATATCCAGTTCCAGCAACAAAGTGAACAAGCCCTTGAGGATATCAAGGATAAGCGAACACTGGAACGGGATGCACTCAAAAAACAATCAGATGACGAAATTGAGACGTTAAAGGATACTCGTTCGGATGCACGGGATGAGGAGAAAAAACGTTTTGAGGAGTCACTTGAAACATTCAAAGATAATCGCACGGCAGAACGTGAATCCTCTCGCAAAAAGTTTGATGAGGAAATTGAGTCGTTAAAAGATCAGCGTTCTCAGGCACGGGCGGATATTGAAAAAAATCTTGCTGACCAAATTGCAGCGCGTCTTGATCAGCAAGCTGCGTCATTTTCTCAGGCTGGTTTGGAGCTATCAAGAACCCAGGCGATTTTAGCCGCTGACTCCGAAGAAGAACGTCAAAAGATCGCCGCTAAATTTGAGAAGGAACGGCAACAATCGGCGGCGGTAGCTGCGTTGGATTTAGCGAATAAGGTATTTTCTCCTGATGAACTTTTACGCAAGGCTCAGGCAATTGCTGGTGTTCAATCAGTCAAAACTGAAGAGGATGCGATCGCCCTCCAACAAACCTTAAGCCTGATTGAAAACGAGCAGAAAAAGCAGCAAGCCGAAGCCGACAAGATTGCTACCGCTGCATTGGCAGAAGAACAGCGCCAAATTGACTTAGCATTTGAAGCGGAACTCGAATCCCGTAAGGTTGCATTTGATGAGCAGCAACGTCAATCGGAGCGGGATCTAGCCACGGAACTTGAAACCAGACAGGCAGAATTTGACCTTAAACAAAAGGAAACAGATCGGGCTTTTGAGGATGAGATTGAGGCTAAACAGTCGGCGTTTGATCTTCAACAGAGAGACTTTGATAAAGAGACTGAAAATCAAGTCCAAGCCCTAGAAAATCAGTTTGAGCAGGAAAAAATCGCCCGTGATATTCAGCGCCGAGAGCAAGATAAATTATTTGCCATTGAGACTGAGAAGGCGATCGCTGATGCTCAGGCAATATTTGATGAACAGCAACGCACAGCCCAAGAACAATTTGCCGATAGTGAGAGAGCAAAGGATCAGCAGCTTGAGGATGATAAACGTGCAAGGGAGGCAGCATTTAATGAGGCAGAACGCCAGAAAGATTTAGCCACCGCCCGACAAATCGCTGAAATTGAATCCCGCCGGAATGCATTGACCGCCGCTCTAAACGAACCGGACTTAGAGGAACCTATCGCCAGAAAGACAGGGGGCGCGGTTGTCCCCGGTCAAACATATTTAGTCGGTGAGCGCAATCCTGAGCCAGTAGTGTTTAATGATGGCAGCATGAAAGTATTGGGGCAGAACGCGCCGGAGTTGGTGCGATTCAGTAAATCCGGCGTGATCTATCCCTCCATGTCCTCTATGCCCACGATTAGCCCTGTACTGAGATCACCCGATGGTGAATTTACGCCGCTACTAACCGAACTCAGGAAACTCAACCGAGCAATGAAACCATCGGTTGCTAACTCGAATAATGTCTATAACATCGTAGGCGCTCAGAATCCGGTAACGGCGGCGATCCAATTACAACGGGAACAACTTAGAGCAAAATCACGCGCGGCTCGACTCTAGCCAAAAGCCAAATGGTCAGGGATTAATACGCCCTGCTTTTTGAGGCTGTATGCCATGCTGTAGGTGTCGGTGTTATGTTGGGCGGCAATCTGGGATAACTTGTCTTTTGTGCTGCCCCGCAACCGCCTCCACTCTTCCTTGAGGGGGCGATCTCCAATGACGGGCTTAACTGTGGATACTTTTTTGGGCGGTGCTTTGACTCCCATCTTTACGTTGGGGTTGGCTTTTAATGTGTGAAGACTTAGCCCGGTTGTGGATGCAACTAACCCCTCTACGGACACACCTAAAAACTTGTGGATTTGATTGATGTAAGGAACTAAAAACTTTTTGCCCCCGGCATAAAAATTTAGTTGCCATCCGTCTTTGGAGGAACTAACAATCCAGAATACTTGCACCTTGTAGGTTTTCTTAGGAACGCCGTTTTCGTAATCTCGGTTTCCCCATTCCGTGATTCGTCCATAGGCGATCGCCGGGTAATGTCCATTGTGATATTTCCAGCAAACCTCAGTCACTATGGGGATGGCATGGGCATAAGTGGAATCATTTAGTTTTGCCTTGTGCGCGATCGCCCGTGCAGCTTTTTCTGATTCCGATAGGCGATCCATGTAAATCTCTGATTGCATGATTTTTCCTTAACTCTTTTTTCAATAGTAAGGTTATCAAGTGTCAAAAATCAACAAAATGCAATTTTGCTTATTTAAAAACAGGGAATATTAAAAATGTAGGAAAATGTAAAAAACACCTTGCGAATCATGCGCCAACACCTTCTTTATATTTTGATTCTCTGTTATTCAGAAATCGCCATCGCATCAATATGGGCGCTCACAAAAAAGCCGCCTAGGTTTACGGCGGTGGTTATTTGGGCGATCGCCATTATCTTCCCATCCTGTGAATCCCATTACATTTCATTGCTGTTCTACCCCCTTGATCATGTTAGGGAATTGTCATTGGTCGCGCCGTCATTAGTTGGCGTTGTAGCAGCGGCGCTATGGAATCCCTGGACATTGAATAAGGAGATCGCCTATCAAAATGAGCTGGAAGCGGCTAAACAATTGGTTACGTTACGGGATAAATATTCATTAGTGCCAGAAGTAATTTTAAAATTTGTTGACTTCAATACGAGCTTAATTGTGTCGCTTGACCAAGCCATGATCGATTGGTTCGTGATGCGTGAATTGGCGACTAAAGAAGACTTAAAACCCGGTGTCAATTGGTGGGATGTCATTTCCCATCGACAGGACTGGAAGCTTAACAACCAAGCTTGTGCCGTGACTCACAAAATATTCACAGATCAAGTCACCTATTGGGAAGAAAAAAAAATTTGGTTCAAATGGCGAATTGTTCCCCTTGATTACGAAAGTCAAACTTATTTGATTCAGTTCCATGATGACACGGAGACTCAGGATAAAATCAAATCACTGACAGATGAAAATAAACGGCTTAAAGCTATCAATAATCAACTGATAACCAAGGGGTTACAGGAACTCAGGGAGGGAAATAACGATGCCAGATAATCTGGACATGGGGACGGAGATCTTGCGAACGCTTCGATTTGTGCAGGATAATGCGATCCGGACAGAGGAGCATACAAAAGGCTTGAGAAATACAATTGAAGACATACAAAAATCATTAAAAGAGATGCAATCATCCTTAGCTGAGACAGAAAAAAAGATGATTTCATTGAGCCTTGAAACAGGCGAAATCCGCACATTAAAAGATGCCATGAGGGCATTCCATAAGCGTCAAGATGAAATGAACTTGGAGCTTAGAGATGTCAAAGCATGGGTCGAGGCGGAGCAATCTCGACGCGACAAGCAAGCCGAAAGGGTGGCGGATGGATTGTTTGGCATCGGATTCGGTTGGCTCGCTCAGGGCGCAGGGTGGCTTTTGCTGCTGGCTTATTTAGGCTGGCAGCAAGTCAACAAAACTAGCGTCCCTCCACAAGTTACGCCGCCGTCCCATGAGAAATCTGAGAATTAATCAAACGGGATTTCGTCTAGCCCGTCTGACTCGTAAGGCTCAATGATCGCCCATACTTTTTTCACAGCATCCTTACTGGCTTTGTAATATTGCTCGAAACGTTTAATACAGAACTGCTCAGTCTCATTCCAAAGTCTCTGGGGAATGCCTCTCAGCGGCTGGGCGATTGTGGCGATCTGTCCCCATGCTTCTTGTAGAAAATCTTCAATGTCCGCCGGGTACTGATAGTCGGGGCTTTTCACCCGTGGATTAAACCCAAATACACTCTGCCACCGTTCCTTGTTAATCCGTGCCATGGGGGGCGCTGCTTCAATATCTGGATTCTCAGCCCGTGCGGCTTTGGCAGCTTCTCGGTTACGGATCTTTTTCTTTAGTCTCGCATAGGGGCTAACTCTACCCATGGCATCTAACTCAGGCGGATCTAGTTCATTGTCATCGTCTTCCGTCTGTGTGGCGTAGCCCAGTTCATCTTCCAGTAAAATTTGCAACACCATGAGGCGCATGACATTGATCCTTGTAAATCCCACATTCCCCCGTCCGTTAGATTCGTGAACGATAATGCCCATAGCTTCCAAAACGTTTCGGGCTTCTACCACCTTGGGATTACTGAATGCAGCGCCGGGAAAAAACCTCTTAACCCAGCCCACCATGCCGCCGTGCTGGTTATCCCGACCCCGTACCGCCTGGGCGATGAATGCCTCGCCACTCTCCCCGGCGGCGATCGCCTGTTCCAAGGAACCATACCGGGCGACCAACAAGTCCAGATACCGGACAGTAGTGGCAAGTAATGTAATTTTCATTGCCCTGGTCGCTGGGAGAAATGGGCGTAAAACTTCTTTATCAGTCTCAATCAAATCTCTTATGCAGATTTGGTGGTAATTTGAGACATCTTGTAATATACTAATCATATTGACTTCGATAGGTTTGTGCTATCGACATGAAGTTGATCATTGACCGGGCGTGAGAGCGTCGCGGTTATTTTTTTTGAGACATTGCCGATCCCAACGGGTTCAAGGCGCTTAACTCTTTAGTTAGTATATACCACTTTTGACTATTTTGATTCTTGACCAGTCAGTCAAAAATAGGCAGTGATATTCACTTTGCATTAGTACCAGTATTCCATATTGGATCTTAATGCAAAGTGGTTGACAGTGACGGAAAGTGTGTTATTATAAGAGAGTAAAGAGTTAAGAAAAAAACAGAGGCATAAATGAATTTATCTCCTGCAATGATGTCCACTCTTGTAACAATGCTAGAAACTAAATTCTGTGTTGATTACAAAGACTGTTCACTTCGCGCTTTAGAACGCCGGGGTCTAGCAAAATGGTATCCATATGCCAAGCCTGAGCCATGGGTAAAAGATGGGTGTTGGAAGTTGACGACACAAGGTAAGCAGGTTGCCAAAGAAATTGCACAAGCACAAGCACAAGCAGTAGCATAGGGAAAAAGATTATGAACGCCACGCAAGCCGCCAAACGCATTATCGATGAAATTCTAAATAGCCAGATGTACACCGCCTTCAAGCGATTCGATTTGGAACACGCCAACTTCCAAGTGTACGGGCGGGTGACCACTGTATACAGACAGTCGGGCGCTGTAGGTGAATGGCAGGAAGTAGTGATGCTACAAAGCCTCTACATAGACCCTGCCTACCAGCGAAAAGGGCTGTTCAATGCCTTGGTCAAAGAGTGCAAGGCGCGGTGGAATATGCCCGTATATGTGCAGTGTGTAGAGAATGCCGAATGGGAAGAATCCCTACGGCGATCGTCCGATTGGCAACACGTACAAGGGCATGACTGGATCAGCTTCTAGTCACGGCGCAGCCTCCAAAAGGGGGCTTTTATTTTGCCTAAAAATAGGGGGCAATATGGACTTTGCATTAGTACCAGTATTTCTTTTTGGGATCTAATGCAAAGTCTGCCTGCATAAGCCTAAATACTTATGCCGTCATTTCGAGTAAGCTGGGCTGGCTATAAATTTCTGGAGGGCATAGTTTGGGCATCCATACGCTGACCACTTCAGTACCCTTACGCCGCTCAACTTGCTTAAGCCATGTCTCAATATCAAGTGCCGATAATCGGCGGTATTTTACCCAGCGCTGGTAATAGTCAGTGGGCGGATTAGTATCGAATCGCTCTTTGTACCGGAACCGTACAGCGGCGGGATGCCAAAGCATTACATATGCCTCATCCATTGCCTTAATAAAAAACTTCTGTTGTTCGGATAGACTGGCGCGTTTTACTGACTCAGTGCCGCCGGACTTGACCTCTGTGATAGCCCCAACAGCGATCGCCTTGTTATCTATTCGAACGGGTAATTCATAGCCACAGTGAGGGCAGATTTTGACCTTGCTGCCAATAATGGCATGGCAGCCTTCGCCGTCCCAGATCTCATCCCAGGTGTCCAAGTCTCGCTCTATGCAAATTCGCGGCGGGATATTTTGCTTTCCGGGTTCCTTTGGTTCATCGTAAAAATCTTTTTGGGTTAAATCTTCAATGAGAGGAAACGCGTCTTTTCCACTGAGCAATCCAGCCTGATCCAAGATGATGCAGTTGGATTTGCCATCGGCTACCCGTAAGCCCCTGCCCATCTGCTGATAGGCTTTTGCCCATGACATAGTAGGACGGAGCATCCACACGCAGCGAATATTAGGCACATCAAATCCCTCGGACAGGCAATCCACTGAAACGATCATGTCAATGTCCTGACACCGCAAAGCTTCATAATGCCGTTCACGTTCTTTTATTGGGGTGTCGCCATGAACAATAACCGCTTTCCGCCCTGCTTTGTTGGCAAGTTCAGTCACTGATTGGGCGTGACTCACATCAACACAGAAGGCGATCGCCCGTTCGTTCGGGTATTTGTCTTGCCAAAACTTTAGCCCCTTATTAATCACATCGGGATCATTGCAGCGGACTGATAATTCACCCGTGGCATAGTCGCCCATTTGCTTTTTAATACCGCTTAGATTGACCGTTTCGGCGCTGAAATAAATCGGCTGACATAAACGTCCCATTTTGATTAATTCGCCGGGTAGAGGCGCAAAAACAAAGTTATCCTTTCTCACAAATTGAAGAAACGTTTCTTTCTTGGATAAACGCCATGGGGTAGCTGTCAAATAAACCATGGGTTTGTCGTGATGCGAGCGCCGTAATTTTTTAGCCCATGTTGTCCATGCGGTGAAATGTGCCTCATCAAAAATTGCCACATCCCAGTGGAACCAATCAATATTCCGACGGGCGGCGGTTTGCACACTCAGTATCTGGATGGGGGCATGACGATGTTCTTTGTGTCCCCCGGCAATAACGCCAATCAGTGACAAATCAAAACCGGACTTAACCAAAGTCTTGATCGTTTGCTTAATCAGGATATCCCGATGCACAACGAATAACATTTGACGCGGAAATAAGCGGCGCTTTAACTCAGCAGATATCGCCGTTTTTCCCGAACCTGTAGCCCCTACAAAAACAGTTTGAGTAACCCCGCTCTGCACTTTATCTAAGAGGGCAGCAACGGAGCTTTCTTGGTCTTCATAGAGGGTGTAGCCACTCTCTTTTAGGAACATAGAAAATATTTAATTATTTTTTCTATCTTAGTTTATTTTTGGTGTCATGCAAAACTAAAAGTTATTTTCATCAAACTCATCTAACGCCCGTCTCAATTCATCGCCAGAGTTATTAAGATCACGTACCTGCTTAGATGGAATAAAAATTCCCGCTACGTTCCAGATCATTCCGGCAATAAGTAGGGCGATCGCCGCCGTGGTTAACCACTCGTTTAAATCACTGGGCTTTTTCATTTGGTCACCTGCATCATGATCCGATAATACTACAAACCCCCTTACCGTAATTGGCGAGGGGGTTTATAATTGAGGTGTCACACTCAAAAGAATATATCTATGAGCATTATTTTAGCAGAATCCCATGCATCCATCATTGATAAATGGATGGAGCAAGAGCGCCACGGCGTAAAATTTCCCGCTGACTTTGAGATTGTATGGAAGATCGCCGGATACTCCACAAAGCAAAAAGGGAAAAACAAACTTAAATATTTGGTTGAGGGCAAAGACTTTTTAACCGATCAGTTAAAAAGCTCTACAGGTGGTCGCCCTAGCCATTTAATTGAAATGACCTGTGATGCGGTTAAGCATTTTTGTTTGTTAGCAGAGACTGATCAAGGGCAAGCAATTCGTCAGTATTTCATCGAAGCTGAGAAGAAATGGAAGCTAGTAGAGCAAACCCGCCCCGATGTCGCCCATGACATTGAAGTGATGAAGCTGCAAATTGAATTGACAAAACTGGAACGAGACAAAGCAGCAATTGAAAACCGCTCTTTAGAATTGCGTCATGTCATTGTCACTACTTGCCCTGAGCCTATCCAGCAAAAAATTCTAGGTTATCAAACGATCAAGGAAACTGAGGTGGTAGAGCGCACGGTAAACGCCATCACAGGGGAAAGTTTTGACGGCGTAGGGATTACATACATCACTAAATCTTTGGGGTTTAAAAACAATGCTCAATGCTGGGATTGGTTGGAACGCCATGGCTATGGAAAATATTCTGAGCATTGGCAAAATGAATTAACCGCTATTTCTACTCAAAAATTATCCCGTGATGATTTTGAATACCTCAAGGATTTAATCAAAGATTCCGGCGATCGTCAAATGTTTTTAGGAGAGTAATCATGCCAGTATCAAAAAACCGTCGCAAGAATGGGAAGAAAAAGAGTTGTCAAGCAAATCCGCATTTTGTTTCTGTAACCCAGGGCAACTTTGATCTTTCAAGCATTTTTAAAGAAATGGAAAATCTGAAAGATTGCAATAATCCAAATTAAGTTAGACTAAAATAGTCATAACAAAACCCGCCTAGGCTATGCACAGCATCCTCAAAGTGGCGGGTTGTTCTTTTGTGCTAAAGTTTTTATGGTTGACGTTTGTATGTTGTCCCAGAGTTCATATCAACGTTAATAGACGCTCTGATTAAAATCCCACCTTTGCAGGGAGGAATCCCAATAGCTTGATTAGGATGGTTCTTGTTGAACTCTTCTTCCTCAACCATAGTTAAAAAGTCTGTTTTTTTGTTTTTCATGGAAATACTCAAAATAAAATAAAGATTAAAACTCCAGCAACCCACGCTCATAGAGCAAATGCACGGGCAAGTGGCAGTGAGGGTACTGAATGGTTAGAGTGCATTTTTCTGGGGCTAGGGAGTTGAAAATAAAGTCATCACGCCACGCGGCGATCGCCTCAGTAGTCGGATCACAGGGAAATAATTTAACCTCAGTTGCAAACTCACCTTCATGATCGATATAGGTAAATGTGCAGGTGATGTCGCTGATGATTTCAGCGCCGGGGGGAACTTGAATAGTGGGCATAGTTTTACTCTAACTCTTTCCTGAATAATAACATTTTGTTTGACAAGTGTACAACAAAATGTTTTACTTGGATCAAGTGAGTAGAGAAAAAGCTTTATGTTAAAAGATCAATTAGTTGGATTCCGTTGTCCCCGTCAATTATTGATAAAAATTGACAAGCAATCGCGAAAAGAAAAAAGCAACCGTTCGGCTGTTATTCTCAAGCATCTGATGAACGCCTATAACGAAAACGAAACAGATAATGATAGTGCTACGATTGAAGCACTAGCCCAACGGATCGCCACCATTGAAAATCAGATGGGGATTGAGTATGACCAAAGCCCCTAGGTTAAAAGAGATAAAATTTCTCACATTAACGCCGCATGAGGCGACTGAGTTAGCAAGGAAAGCTAACGTCACTCGAAAGCGGTTAGTCCGGCTTTGTGGGACTTCCTATGATGGGTGGAGCCGATGGCTAAGGGAAGGACATGAATCAATACATCAAGCCCGATTAGAGCGGATACATCGAGTTGTAATTGAGTATGATTTCATCCCTCCGAAACTCCCCACAATAGAGCCATGGGACTATATCAATGTTGCCGTGGCTAATGGATTGACTCAAGGACAAGCAAGAGACTTGACTGGATTTGATCGGAGTTGGGATAGTTGGCTTTATGGCAAGCCACCAAACAAGATATCGCCATGGAGCAAAGAAAAACTTTATCGGATTGTTCAGTTCATGGCGTGGCGATCACCGTGATAAAATATTTTTAGCAGGATAGAGCAGTGGTAGCTCACAGGGTTCATACCCCTGGGGTCGATGGTTCAATCCCATCTCCTGCCATTTAATAATCCATGGGGTATTAAACGTTGATTCCGATATAATCTCTAAGGCAGTCACCAGCCACAGATTGAAGAGTGGGAGAATGCAGCCGATGGACAAGCGCTTGTCACAGGTTCCCATAAATCTCTTGGTGAATAAAATTATTCTTTTAAAACAGCAAAGCCACCTGATACCAGGTGGCTATTGTTTTGCCCGGCGATCGCCTACTTGCGTTTTAGCTTAGGCTTTCTGTCGCTCTCAGTCTTGCCCTCCGTTTCCTCATAGGTCACGGGAGTCAATAACTGATCGCCGTGGTTGCGGGGAATAGGCTCTTGATTGTTTTGCCAGTTAGTAGAAAATTCGTGATGTAGTCGCATAGCGCTTGACTCTTAAGGTACAGAGACAGCATAACATAGTTTGTTGTTGAAAAATTTTATTTTTGTTGTTGAAACTTTTTAACTTATAAGATAATATGTATGCAATGAGTTGAGAGGTTATGCATGGCGCTGCGAAATCGCAGAATTATTAAATGTCCCGATTGTGGCAGTACGCGGCTATACAAGCACACGAACAGTGGTTATTCGTTGCGTCGCCAGTGCAAAGACTGCGCCAAGGTGTTTTGCATAAACCCAAAAAGCAAAAACCGCAATGGCGATCGCCCGCTCCAAAAAGACTGCATCGCTGGGGTGCAAATAATGTTTGTAACTCGACTGCTTAATCGAGAGCAGTGCGTAGAGTATGCAGTGTTGTTGTCCGATGGTACGGTGTTGGCAAAGTCATTAAAAGGCTGGGTTGTCTTTGTGAACATCGATGATTATGTGCCGTTAAATGGGACAGTCATTGATTATGAAATTGATACGAAAAAAATAGTTTATGTGCCAAGGGATGCAATCTATGAATCATGATACCAAGGTAACCATTAAGGCTTGTATTTTTGCAGCCGCCGCATTAACCGCTGTTTATTTTGTCGGGGTGTTGTTGTTAGTAATATTGCAGTCCTTGCCATTGTGGGCAGGTGGTGTAATATCTTTATTCTTTTTATTCAGAGAGGTGTTTGATAAGTGAATGATTTGTCGCTTTTTGATATGTGCCTGTTAACTGCATTGGCTAATGAAGAGCTTGTTCAGCAGTTCGACAGATCAACTGGGAGTAACTTGCAGGAACAAGGAACACCTATTGATCGAATGTTTGAGGACGTGTGATGAAAACTTTCGCCTCATTGTTTTCTGGTGGAGGTGGTGCGGATTTGGGCGCGATCGCCGCCGAACTAACCCATCTTTGGGGGATTGAACAAAATCCAAATATTGCTGAAGTGTGCCGTCAAAACATTGGCACTTGTCACAACATTGATATTCTTGACGCTGACCCCGCAAGTTTAGATCGCCCCGACTGGATTCATGCGTCACCCCCGTGCCAAAGTTTTAGCGCCGCTAATGCCAAAAAAGGAGAAAAAGACAATGATATTAAATTGGCGCGTAAAGTTGCTGAGTTTATCGAGGTGTTAAAGCCTGAATATTTTTCTCTTGAAAATGTCCGGGCTTATCGTGGTAGCGTCGCTTTTCATATTATTGTTAATGCTCTAAACGTTAACGGATATCACTGTAATACTGAGGTGATAAATGCCATGAATTACAGTGTCCCACAATCTAGAGAAAGATTATTTTTAGTTGCTTATCGTGGCGACTACCGATGGGATTTTGACGTATTTAATCATTCAGGATGTGGTTGGGTTGGCTGGTATGAGGCGATAGTTAATTTACTTCCATTTGACCAAGACGGGCTGTATTTAAAAGGAGATATTCCAACTTGGGATTCAGTAGATATTTCATTCCTTCCACACGATACACAGCGAGGTATTACAGAAGGGGGGATTCTTGCTCTTGAAACGATCGGTAAGCCCAGCCTTCGTAAAGCGATTACTGCATTGCACTATGAACCTATCTGGACTATTCGAGCTTTGTCCGACGAGCATTGGTGGAAGTTTCGATGGTTTGCTTATGGGCTGACAGGATTATCTACAATTGAAATGGCGGCGCGTCTTCAATCATTCCCCGATTGGTACAAGTTCCCTAGCAAAAAAGCATTAGCCGGAACAATTATCGGCAACTCAGTGCCGCCGCTAATGATGCAAAAAATTATTGAGGCAACAATTAATTATGAAAAACATTAGTGGAAGTATCGTTTTTTCTTTTGGAAAATGGGGCGGTTTTTACGTATTCAAAGGGAAGACATCGGCTAGATTGTGTTTTGGTTTTTGTGCCATTACCTATTTTTATTGGGACATTGACAATGTTTTAGCTGAATGGATGCGGTTTAAAGATGCAGCAAATCGACAATTAATCATGAACATCATCAATGAAAGCGGATCTGTCCAGGCGATCGCCAGAGACGGCGGCTATGATTTTTTTGTTGAGTGTGACATTGAAGATGATATTCACCTGATCTTCATTGATGACATTGATGAGAATCAAGCAAAAACTTACGCTATTTTGATGTCTCACGCGTGGGATGTTGCACAGTCTAAAATTGAAAATAACGGGTTTTAAAACAACATGGCAATTCACAGATCGGTTTTTCAAAGGACAGAATCTATTTGTCTTGTAACCGTCCCGGCACAAAATGAAGACGGGTTCAGAGTAGTAGACATGGGCAATTATTATCTTTATAAAGGAAAACAAGTTTTGCTAACAAGATTTGAGTTGGCAAAAGAATATGGGCATCTTGTCAATGTCCCTATTTATTACCTCAAAAAAAATGCAGAGCTACATAGTTAATTTAAAACAATCATGAATCAAGAAAACATCTTAAACTTTGCTATCTCACAAGTTCTAAACAGCTATCTTTCTGACATGAAAGCATCAGAACTTGCTCAAGACGAAACACTTAAAAAACAATTTGCCGATAGACACGCGGGTATTTGTCGCCAGTTTTTAGATGCAACTGAAAAAAAAGAGCTTACTGTTGACTCAACCATTGGCTCTTTCAAAATTACTTCTAATGGGGTAATCCCACTTTAACTATGCCTAACAACTCAGTAAATTTATTCGTCCTAAAAGTAACACCATTCATCAAAGGTTTGATCGAAGCCTCATTACTTGTTGAAAAAACAACAAATCTTAAAGGCATTGAGTTTGGTTTCCCTATGGGAGAAAAAACTTACAATGTGCGGATTCGATCCGGTGAGATTTCGATTAAACTAAACACAACATCTGCTAGAGAGCTTTTTTAGATGGTCACTAAACTGCTGTTATTGTTGCGCTACCTGTGGAGCCTAATCACCCTAGACTGGCAAAACTTTAGGGTGTACGTCCTTAAAAAGCAACGCCGCTATGAACTTTCAGATAATGCCATTTATGGCTTCCTTCAACTCTATGCAGAATATAACAAAGCAGGGAAAGTGAATCATTCTCACTGGCAAACATCACTAAAAATGTGGGCAGATGGATTGGACAGCGATACGGTTAAATTCTGCGAGGAATACCACAGTGGGGATATTATTGTGGACTTTCAGTATGATGATCCGCCCGACGGCAGTTTTGTGTAGGCAATAAAAAACCGCCTTGCGACGGTTAAACAGGAAAGAACATCTCCTCTATTCTACCGTTTAAGCGCCTTCTCAATAGGCATCTTGCGAGGGCAATTCGTACAAACATACAGCCCCTGATCCTCATTTAGTTCTGCCGGATGTCTGCAAAAGTCACAATCAACAAATTTAGGTAAGTCCGATTTGGGCTTATTTTTTTTGCTTGATTTTGGTTCCGGTTCTGAGTCGGGTTGTAAGGACTCAGGAATTTCTAACTCTTCAAACGGGTCAAAGTCTAATTGGGCGATCTGCTCAGGAGTAAGGGACGGCACTAATTCCTGATACTCAGCAATCAGAGTTTTAGTGTTCGCCCCTCGGTTAATGTGGACATCAAGGATGATTTCAATTTGGCGTAACTTTTCCTGTAAGTCTTTTCGGAATGACATAAGAATATAATCAAAGGGATATCTAATTATATTCTTCCCATGGCAAACATTATCCGAGCAGGTCGAATCGCCCCAGAGGTCAGTCGTTTGGTTTACGACATGATCAGCGAAATTTCTGAAATCACGGAGGACTCTATTTCCCTGCGATTAAGTTTGCTTAAAGAGAATCCTATATTAGGGACTGTATTAAGTGTCAAAACTTTATTGGCGCTTAAATCATTGGGAGAATACACAAATCCCGACAAAGATATTGAGGCATTTATTCGGGAAAACTTTCGCAACATGAATGGCTCTTTTCAGTGGAGCTTTGCTGAGATGTACGCCGCCGAAGCATTGGGGTATTCGTTTGTCGAGCGCTCGGTTCGGAGTCGAGGCGGTCAATGGGTGCTGGAAAGTCTAAGGGCAGTTGACCCCCGGCATTATAAATTCATTGGGCAGGGCGGCAAAAAAGGACGGGTCACTGGGATTCGCTACAAACTACCGGGGACTTATGGGGTAGACATCCCCATTGAGAAGGGCTGCCACATTGTAAATAGCCGTGAGCTTTGCTATGGCGATCCCTATGGTGTTCCGAACCTTGCAAGGGCGATGAGCGCTACCCGTGCATGGAAGATTTTGATGGGGCAAATGCTCACGGCGGGGCAACGTCAAGCCACAGGAATCATTGTCGGCTACGCGCCATCAAATCAAGCCGTTCCCTTGCTCAAATCCGATGGCACACCAATGACCGATGATGCCGGGGACATTGTGACTATTCCTGCCCCAGACGCATTGGGCAATCAATTGATTAATCTGGAAAACGGATCAATTATTTCAACCGATACTCAAAACAAAATTGAAATGCTATCTCAACAAACTGATGGCGCTTTCTTCTTTCAGGCGATCGCCCTCTGCGAAAGACTAATGATGTTGGGTATGTTGTTTCCGAATACGCTGCTCAGTACAGTGGATTCTACAGGGGGCATTTCCAGTGGGGATAGTAACCTTAATTCTGGACATATGGAAATCATGCGATTGCTCACAGAATCTGCCAACCGACAAATCGAAGAAGAGATTATTAATAAAGTCGTTCGTCCCTTAGTTGATTGGAATTTTGGAATGCAACTCAACTATGGAAAATTTCAAGAATCGGAACATGATAAAGAGTCACGTCTTGAGCTACTAGATATCCTTGTCCGATCAATTAACGCCCAACTTATCAGCAGTGAAGATCAGGACGCAATTGATCGGGCTAGGGAATTAGCGGGGCTGCCATCCACATCAGAGCTTATGAATTAGTTTGTGACTCAGGGTAATCATCATGTTCCTTGTCATCTGGTTCGCTATCAGAATCTTGTTCTGGCGGTTCGCTTAATTCAATTTTGAACGGTCTTTTTTCGTTTGAATAACGAGAATAACCATCCAGATCAATTAATTGCCCATTGCCATCAATCGCATAATTGGCAGGTGTCGGATCGGGATATACAGCAGAAATTAACAATGCAGATGCTAAAACTATTGCACGCATAAAAGCTAAAACCTAAACGATAAAACCATTCTATCAAAGATAAACTAAACAGACATTTTCAAGTGACATACAAAAAAAATATTTATTGTTAGGATAAATTTAATTTGTTGGCAATTGTCATGACTGAGAATCAGTTTGTCTGCTCTCAAAAATACGAGCAAAATATTTCATTGTTTGAGGACTCCGGCGATCGCCTATCTGTGCGTGCGCTGGTTTTTTACTCTGGCACACACGCCAATAGTATGGGGATTGAGCGTGAATTCTCGCGTGAGTTAATTTCTACTTACGCGGCGAATTCTAACGCCAGGTTATTGCAGGGCGAATCGATCAAGCTTTTCAAGGATCACTATTATTCGTCTGATAGTGTGATTGGTTTTGTTGACGGTTTTTCCGTGGGAGAAATCACGCAAGAAACATTAACAAAGCAAAGCATGACTAACTTGATTGGTGAACTTGGCGTGTTCGCCGATATCACTATCCTTGGATCTGACAATGTTGAAAGATACATGGATAAGCGAATCAAGGAAGTTAGCGTCGGCATTGACATCGGAGAAGAGCGATTCTACGAAGTCAGTGTTGTGCCGTTCCCTGCATTAGCCGGGGCATCAATGTATAAAAAATACGGAGGGCGTGAAATGCCTGATAAAACAGAAACCTTTAATGCTGAACAATTCAGCGAACTAAAGGCGCAATTTGAAGCAATGAAGGTAGAAGCTGAAAATACTCGCCTTCAATTACAAGAAACCACCGCTAAATTAGAAGCGACTAACCGGGAAAAAGAGACTACTAATCTTTTCCATAGTCTACGAAGCACGGCGGCTAATTTACGCGATCAAGGAAAATTGCCCCCCGCCGCCTATGGTCAAATTTTTGCTGACGGGAAAGAGAAAGAGGCGATCGCCACATTCTCCCAAGAAGGCAATCAGCAATTGGCTGAGATTGCTTTTTATCTTGAAATGGTCAGTCAATATCACGCCGCTATTGTCGAGTCGGAAGAACTCAGCACCCATGCTGAAATTGAACCGCCCGTAAAATCCCCCGCTGCAATGACCACAGAGCAGATTGAACAACGGGCGGCGGCATTGGCAAGTAAAACCGTAACCTATGGAGTGAAATAACCCTCAATGGCTGGATTAAAAAATTATGATTTCACGACTGTCCCACCCGTTTTAGTTAACGAGTGCGGTACAAAATCCCCTCGGAGTTTTGAGCTTGATGCAAGCAAAGTCACTTCCTATGTCGGTGAATTTGACAAGACTCAAAAAATTCTGTATCCCGGTGTGTTCCTTGGTTCGAGTTCTAACGGTACGGTTCGGGCTTTGCCTCGGACAAAGTTAGCGGATGCTTTGACTGTTTCTAGCACCACTACATTCAATGTTTCGACTAACACCGCCCGTCATTTCGTGGCAGGTGAGGCGCTGAAAGTGATCGCTCCCATGGCTGTGTTTACCTTTGCTTTGACCTGGGCAGCGGCGGATACGGCAACGGCTGTTATTGACGGTGTGACTGTCACGACCACTGCTGTAGGGGCAAGCTTGGTCACTGGGGCAGCGGCAATGGCGACGGCAATCAACGCCAATTTCTTCCTTTCTCAGAAGGTGGTGGCGATCACCGATGGCGTTTCTAAGGTTTACGTTTACGCCCGTGATTTTCAGTCTCTGTACACCACAACCGCCAGTGAAGTTACCGCTGGTTCCGGTACGTTCGCAGTGGCGGCAGCAGCGATGGTTGGCTCTACGACCATTGGCACAATCCTCACTGTGGATGCCCTTACTGATGAGATTGTATTGGCGGCGGCTAGTGCGGCATCTCTACCTGTCGGGATTCCGATTGGCGTGATTACATCTTTGCCCTATGACAGTTCCGGTGGTTATGGCTTGCTGTCCCCTAACGAGACAGTGGACTTACTTGAAGGCGACGACGAAAACATCAAAGGATTGTTTGTCGGTGGCACGTTCTACGAGGATCGCCTTCCTTATGTGGATGACCAAATTAAGGGGCTTTTCCCTGAGATGGTTTTTATTTAACTGATGAATTTCACCCTTAAGGAGGGATTGATATGGTAGCTAGTATTGCTGAATTAGTAGGCGAAAATCGTCCAGTCATTCAGAAGGCGATTGATTTAACGCTTGCTGAGATGAGCGCCACAGGTGCAATGTACCGCCAGGGCTTTTTCGACCCTGCGTTACGCCCGTTTATTGCTTCAAACTCTTACCCGGATCGTGATTTGGCATGGATGCGGATTAAGGAGTTCCGCCCCCGTGTCGGTCATATTCGAGGAACCGATGGCGAGGTTTTGACAGATCGGAACAAGGTAGAAATCAGCCTTGATGAATTAGGATCGATCAACGTTTCCGATGGTGTGACATGGGTTGAGGAAGACTATCTTCGCCTCAATAAAATGATCCAACTCCAAGAACGGATGGCAAATGCGGTAGGCGTTTACGATGCCCTGCTTAATACATTCCTCCAACCCGCCCGTGACTTGGCGGTGGGCATTGAGCAGACTTGGTTGTTGATGGCGTTGCGTTGTGTAACATTGGGTGATCCGAATTACACCGACCCCCGATCTGGAATCACCTACTCCGTGGATTACACCGGATTAGTTCCTGCTGGCAACTTAGCCGCCGCTTTGACTGGCTCTAACGTCTGGTCAAATTTGGCGAACGCAAACGGTATCGATGACTTGGTGGCACACCTTGACGTGTACTACGCCAACCTACTGCGATTCCCTGAGGCGATCGCCATGAGCCGCGCCACCATGAATAACCTTTGCTCTCAGGCATCCAGTAAGATTCTAGTCGCTCGGAACAAGGGGTTAATTACCGATGGCGCGGTGATTGCCGATGCTGCAAACTTGCCTAAGCCCACACCAGAAGAAATTCGCGATGTGATTCAGAACCAAGTCATTACGACCAATTCTGGGATGCCTGTTCCTCAGTTCATTATTACGGATGGTGTTTACTACAACGCAGCGGGAACGCCTACCCCGTTCCTACCCGCTGACTACTATGTGTTCCTAAACAGCAACATGGTAGAGGCGGCGAAGGTTCCCACTATGCTCGAAATCCGTTCTCAAATTACGGGGCAATCTATGCCTGAATCTTTTGGCAATGGCTTTACAATCGTGGCGAAAGCGGAAGATTCCGTGCCCATCCGTGACTATGTAAAAGTAGATACTGCTGGCATGATTATCTGCCCTGACCCCCGTTTGATCGCCGCCCGTAACGTGGAAGACACCGCAGTTTAACCGCATGAAATATACAACGATTGACGCTATATCCAGACGCATTCAGGGGCGCTTACAAGTAGGCGGAACCCTGAGCGCGTTGGGTGAAAAACAGATTTCCCAAGAGCTTATTGAGCAAATTGGTGATCAAGTGGAAGCCCGACTCGATGGAGTGCTGAGAGGAATCTATGAATTTCCCTTGGCACAAAGTCATCCTGAGTTAGCGTCAATTGTTGAAAAATGCACAATCTCAGAAATTATTCCCGTTTACGAAGTTTCTCCAGAGGGAAGGGAAGGGGACTCATGGAGTGGGCAACTTAAAAAAGAATGCCAGATGGAGATGGCGGCGATCGCCGAACGCACCATCACTCTCCCTGGCGAATCGGTAATTTTTACGCCGTCCACAACATCCCCTAATTCCTCAAAAGTATTTAATCGAAGTAGCACCCAATCCGAACGCGATGCGGGATTTGAGCAGGAGCGATGCTATCGGAAAGGCGACAAAATTAATCCCATACAGGCAGACTCAGTGAGGTGGTAGGATGGCGACCATTCCAGCAAATTATGATTTGGTTTATGTTGACGAATTAATTACAGGGGCGGACTCAGGGACAATCGTTGCGCCGCTAACCATTGGTTTCAAGATGATTTCTGGCACAGGTACGGTTTTAACAAATCAGCCCGTCACGGTAGGTAATCCGGTAAATTTTCCTGAGACAAAAACAGGGAATCCTCTACCCGATATTGACTATGTGGTTGACGCTGCCAGCCAAATGCAGATTCTTGGATATCGCTACATTGAGAGGACTTAACCATGGGTGAGTTTTTCCCCGGCGGCGGCGCAACAGACATCAGTGGAAAGATGGACACTGATGGCAACAACGGCGCAATAACCTATACAAATTTCACCCCATCCGCCGCTCCCACCTATCAAGAGGGGCGTGTTTGGTATGACTCGGATACTAAAGCACTTTCCTTTTACGATGACCATTCCGGCACATCGATTCAGATTGGGAAGGAGTTGGTAGTCGATGCCCGAAATAATACAGGCTCACAGATAAACAATGGGCAAGTCGTTTACATCTCAGGGGCGACGGGAGAGCATCCGACAATTGCACTGGCTAGGGCAAATGCGATCGCCACATCAGAAGTAATCGGCATCGCCACTCACGATATTGCCAATAACACTATCGGCAAAGTCACGATCAGCGGATTAATCAACGACATCGACACATCGGCATTTAGTGATGGGGATGCCCTTTATGTTTCTGCCACCACAGCCGGGGCGATTACTGCAACGCCGCCAGCGAGTCCTAATTTTGTAGCGACTGTCGGATATGTGGCTCATGCCCATGTGACACAGGGGAAAATCCTAGTTCTCGATAAACCGACGATCGCCAATAATAACAGCTTAGGGACATCGCAATCAATATCAACGACAGAGAACGCGATTAAAACCTATGTCGATACAGCAGTTGCCGAAGCTCGTCCGACAAATGTTTTAGTTAATGGTGCTTTTGCCATTGACCAGCGCAATGAAGGCGCGGCGCAAACAATCACAGCAGCGGCGGCAAAAGCTTACACAGTTGATCGCTGGTACGCGTATTGCACAGGGGCAAACGTAACAGGTCAACGAGTAGCGGGATCTGCCCAAAGCCAATACAGATACAGATTTACGGGCGCTACAGGCAACACAGCGATTCAATTTGGACAGCGTATTGAAGCGGCAAACTCCTATCACTTGAATGGACAAAACTGCACCCTCTCAGTTGACCTTGCAAGCACCTCAATTACAACGGTAAATTGGACGGCATACTATGCAAATACAACTGACACTTTTGGGACAATTGCAAGCCCCACCCGCACTCAAATTGCAACCGGAACATTCACGATTACCTCTTCAATCGCTAGATATTCGGCGCAGATTTCAATCCCATCAGCAGCAACTACAGGCATCGAGATTGTATTTTCTGTCGGGGCTTTGCTGGCTTCCCAAACTTGGACGATTGGCAATGCGCAGTTGAAAAAAGGAACTGTTGCGACTGATTTTGAAAGAAAAGATGAACTAAATAAATGCCTTTATTACTACAGATGGGTCTATAGCTCTATTCGAGACGAAGCAACAGCAGTAACAGCAGTAGCAGCAAATCACATTAATTTTGATCCAATGTTTTCTATCCCTACGGTAACAAAAACAAACATCGTTGCTGGGAGAGCTAACGTAAACGCTGCATACCCTCAAGCTACTAATATCACAAGCAGGGGGTTTACAGCCACAATTATCCCTACTGGTAGTGTGCTTGATTATTACGACAATGGCAGACTTTGGACTCTAGAGGCAGAACTTTAATGTATAAATTAACAAATGATCCAAGCTTAGTAATTTATTGTGCGGGGGCGATTACAGAGGACTCCAGCATTTCTTTTGTCCCGAAAGGATCGAATGCTTGGCAAGATTATCAGGACTGGCTAAATGAAGGAAATATTCCCGAACCAGCAGATATTTCGATCGCCGTAGATCCTCCTAATTGGGTGGGCTTCAACGCTGCATTTTTGGGAGATGTGAATTGGCAAACGATCGCCAATCTTTTTTCCACCCCAGATATTCGGATTGGCGTGGCGGCGGCGGCGGGAACGGCTAATGTTCAAGCTTTAATTGTTGCCTATAATTTTGCAATTGCCGATTTAACAGCCCAAAATATCCCATTAGATCCCGTTGTGTTGACTGAATGGCAAGAGATCGCCGATGCCAACAATATCCCGATTAATTTTGAGGTGGGCAATTAATCATGGGTGAGTTTTTTCCTGGAGGGGGTGATCCTTCAATTGCTGCAAGTAAAGTTGATCGGGTTGGCGACAGTGGCATTGTATTGGCGGCGGGTGGAACAGCGCCCGGAACAGCGCCATTAAAATTAACAGAGCAACCCGCCGCACTTACAATCGTCGAACCGGGGGCTTTTGAGCTTGTTGGGCATAGTCTTCAATTTTCTCAATTCCTAAATCGCCGTGGCGTGGCAATGTCTCAAAACGTTCGCGTGACTGACACCACAATTGCCAACACGATAACAGAAAGCTCCGCTCTTTTGACAGCAGAACATGGAGTAGATTATTTAGATGTTGGCAAGTCAGAAGAAATGGTTTTGCGTGGCTATATTAGCCAACGAAGTAATGTGTCTGCATTTGGGACATTTCGAGTCAAGTATGCCGGGGTGACGATTCAATCGTTGGTCACTCCAGCAAACACCACCATGAACAATGTGCCTTTTGAATTGCGAGTAACTTTTACGTGCCGAAGCACTGGATCAACGGGGACGGCACGGATTGACGCATTAATGATTACTGGTGCGGCGATCTCCCTTGACCCTGGCGCTGGCTCGTTAATTGTATTAGATACCACAACGGCGCAAGACACTACTGTCACATTCCAGTGGAACGAATCTAACGCGTCAAATACAGTTACATTTACTCAAGGGAGAGTCCTTTGTCTTGACCAAAATAGATAGCTATTTTTTTAAAGAGCAAACCGATATTTTTGTGGGATTTAAAAATAGTTTGCAGTGGGGATTTATTGGATCGATCATGTCATCTAAATTGTCTGGGATTTGAAGGTGTAAATTAATAGGGCGATCGTCATACCAAGCTAATGGAGGGACGATCCGCCCTTTGTCTTTCCCCCCACTAAGCGAGTCTAATAATGCCTGAGAAAAATTCGCCAAATCGTGAGTCGCGTCTTCAGTGACTAACTGATAATCAAAGGTCAAAACCAATAACCGACGGTTCCCATGGAACGGCTCAAATGTTGGGTTTTGCTTTTTCCATAGTGCAAACCGATGGCGTACTTCTTGCCTAAAATTGCTGTAATCAGAAGTATGCCCACTACGATATCGACCATGCCAACGTAAATTATTTTTAGATGTTGGCACAGGCAAAACTAAAGGCGTGTATCGATGGGCGCATCGGTATTTTTCAGCAAGGGTGATCGCCTCTTTTTTTGACGTTAATTTCTTCGGGGTATCAGCAATCATATTTTTTCAAATAATCCGGTGTTGTTTTTTATGTGCCATCCGACAGTCCCGATGGCGTAATGCGTTTCTTTCGCGGCTTTTCTTAAGGATGAGAATACTTGAGACTTCCCATCAGGTGGGTTCCACTTTACTTGCACAGGGGCATAAGCGCGGTGAGACTGTTGAATTTTTTCGATTAATTCATCATCAAAAATATCTTCCAGAATATCAATCTCAACTCTCTTAAAACAGAAGGGATGCTCATGGGCAAATAGCCTTAAATTCTTTCGAGTAATGATTTTAAACCGCCCGACTTTCTTTGTTTTTAACCCATGTCTTTGCCATTGCCAGGGGGCGTGTCTTGGTAGTCCTAAATAATCGGCAAGGGATGCCATGGTGAAATTATCTGTGATGGGATAAGCCCTGCGTTTAAGCTTTGTTCGTTTCTTCCGGATGGCTGTTTTTGACCGAGCAGGGAACCCGTATTTTTTGCGCTCTTTGTCATAGACTTCATTGAAGTTAGCACCGTTTGATTTTTCTAGGACTTCAATCAATAAGTCAATCTCGTCATCAGTCCACTTGCCAGGGATTCCGGTTTTTGCTTTGTCATTCATCTGTTATCCCCCGAATGAAATTCGCCTCCGCTTTTCTGCGATGGGCATTAATGCCATTATCTTGAGTGTGCAATGACTCAATGGCATTAGCGATTAAGTTAGGATCTTGAGTTTTTGCGGCTTCTACCACTGATTTAGGAAGACTGCCATAGTTGTAGGCGACAGATGTTAATGCCACTTGTGCAGACTCTGGTAATGCGTCAATATCCCCGATCTGCTTATCTGCTACAGACTCAAATTCTTTTGCTCGACGCGATAGATCGAGCGCGGCTAATTCCTTGGTAACAGTGCTATCCTTGGTGACTTTTTCGATCCTGCCATCGGGATAGGTGATAGTGTCCGATCCATATCCGATCCGATAGGCATTTACGTCCCAATATGCAGTAGGAGAAAATCCCTCTAGCTTTGCAATAAATTGTGTTGTGGTTTCGGCAGATGAGGAAGTTGATATTGGTTGCGAATATTCTGCGTTGCCAGTGGTGTAAGTCGAGAAAAATAAAACTAATACCCACACAGAAATAGATGCTTGCCACATATTATTTTGCCTCCTTCGGTGCATCGGGTTTAGGAGCTACGCCAGTTAAAAACCACCATGCTTCATAGGTGGTAATCGGCTCATGATTTAATGGGCGGCTTAACTCACTAAAGTTTTTGGCGGTAGTAGTCGCCTTTCTTAAGTCGAGGTGAGCACCTGTGCCTACGCCAGAATTTCCACTTTCCCCAAACTGATGACCACCGCCCATGAGTTTATCGGAGCATTTTGAGAGGTGCAAAGCTTGGTAAATGATGCCCCGTTCTGGTAGCAGGATTTCAGCCACTAACCCGCCGCCGCCTGTTTGATTTGGTTGACGGCACTGGATTAAAACTGTCTCGCCTTTGTCCTTGGCAAAATCATTCTGAGGACGGGCTGGAATATATACAGGGGTTCCGATGGGTGTGCCAATATCAATTGCTGGGTGAAAAGTTGAACAGCCCGCACAAGGGGCAGGGCGATCGCCATAACCAGACGTTACGGTGTAGCCATTAATTTTGTCCCCTGGCTTAGGCGTGAATCCAAGGTTGCCGAATGTTTCCTGAGTATATCGGGCGGCGGTTTCAGTTACCTTGAAAAATCCCCTAGCCAAATTATTAATAGGTGTTATTCCCCATACAATAGGCACTGCTAAAGTTGAAAGGATCGCCACGGTTCCCAATAAACTTTCAGCGTCAATTAGGGATATTTTGATTTGTGGAATTTGAGGAATATTAATTGGCGGCGGCGCTTGTCTAACAAATTCAGGTTCCTGCAAAATCCCCGGCTGTCCAGGTTGATGTACGAGGGCAGAGCTATTCTTGAAAGCCGCCTTTGCCTGTCGATTTGTCGAAAAAGATTGATTGTCCTGTATCGGTTGCATAATAAATTTTCTCTCCATCAGAAAGGCATGGTTGCCCTAATTCTTTGATGACTTTTTCTATTGTTCGGGGTTCGGGCAAACTTGTCGCGTCACTTAATGCGATGGGTTCAAATTCTGGGGAACAAACTTGGGCAACCGGGGTTTCTTTTTCAATTTGATTTAACCGTGCTTTTGCTTTGTCGTTAGCGGCGGCGATCGCCCCGTCAAGCCTTGCCCATCCCCACTCGACTGACCCCCACGTCTGACCAAAAATATCTGTATTAATTTGTCGGGGTTGGTGGGCGGTAACGATTGAGGCAAACAGTAAGCTATTCACCCCAATAATTGCCAGCGATTCATAGGGCTTCATTGTCCCTCTTGGTCTGTGCCACCAGTGGCATCATCGGGCGTAATTTTTTCCCACTGCCCCATGTCAATTTCTTTTTCCTGGGTAATGAATCCCGCCGCCGTATTAGCAACAAAATCAATTGCCTCATGAAATATTCCTAGTTGGCTATTTCTGTATCCTGCAATGTGCATCAAAATAATGCTGACTAGGCTTAAAATGCCGATGGTGTAAATCGTATTTTTGAGGTCAAAGTTAAACTGCATTTTCGGTATTCTCCCAAGGGTCAGTAGCGGTTAATTTTTTGGTGATGTTTGGAGTTTGATTGATGACAGGTGATACACCCAATGTTGATAAGTAAAAACGAGTGCCCCGTAATTTAGCGGCGGCATTTGCGATAGATTCTCTATCCACTGCATTCTTGAATAAGTAGCTATCCGCTGCCATAGCATCGATAGAAGTGCAATCGTTTGGTGCGGCTAATCCAATCAGTCCAAGGTTGTCACGGATAGAACCAGATAAGCCAATCTGTCCGCATTGATGGGATTGACCAACTAACCACACCCTCACCCGATCTTCGCGTCCCATGACAATGAGTTCCTGAACCATGTTATTGAACTTGTCATAGTCTTGTTTGGATAGTCGGGATTTCATTTTGGTTTGGAGTGCCACCCATTCATCGAACACAATATAAAGCGGCGCGGGGTTGTATTCCTTGTTGGACTGTTCCGCCCGTTGACGATCCTTTTGCCGTCCGACCAAAAATTTATCGAGTAACCATTCCACCAACAGCAGAATCATCGTGCAATCTTCGGCGGTGCTAGGGTGACTAACAATGGGTAATCCTTCTTTGATGGGGTTGGTTTTTTCAATCCCGTAGGTTGAGTGTTTGGGGTCAATCACCACAAACGCCGCCGTCTTTCCCGACTGTTCCCAGATGGTAGTTAGGCAAGCTCGGAGCAGAGTAGTTTTCCCGCATCCCGTCACAGCGGACATTAAAATCGAGCGGTCATAATTAACAATCTGCTGAATTAGGTCAACTGATTTTTTCGCCTTGATTTTTGTCATCGGGATAGGTTGATAGATGGGCGCGGCGATATCCGGGGTTGACTCCACTTCCACTGATGGTAAAGGGGAGTCAACAGTAAGTTCTACATCCTCGCCTCGGTTAGTGAATCCCAAATAAATCGCACCTAAAGCACCGATCATATTAATGGGATTCCCGCCGCGCTTTTGTTCTGCAATGCCCACTTGTCCGGTGGATGAGTTTACCCGCGCCTCTGCAACTTTGATTAATTGAGCCGATTGAATTTCATTAATTAGGAGCAGGACACCAACAACAGTTAAAGCATTAGGGAGAAGATTTTTGCTTAAAAACATGGCTCCCCCGGTGTGCATTCATCTGTTTTTTGTGTGGAAGCTTGGCTAGAAAGTTTTTCCCTCTCGGTTGCTTCCATCATTTGTTGCTGATGACGATGGGCTTTTGCTGCCTCAATATAGCTGGCAACTTGTGGGGTTTTGATTTCAGGGAACTGAATCACCGTATTCAAGAATGATTGCGTTGCTGCGTCGGGTTGTTTGTCGAGTTGGGCGATCGCCACCTCGATAGACAGAATCTCAAAGTTGAGAGTGCCTACGCGAGAGTAAAGATCCTTGGTTCCCAAGCTCGACTCATCCAAGTACAACGCCATCATTTCGGATTCACGGGCTTGCTGAAAAGAACGGAGGCAAGTAGATAACACCTTGCCATTGCAGTAATGATTTGGAGTGTTTTGATATTGAACCGCAAACCCCAAAAACTGTTCGGCTTGTGCCTGAATTAATCCTGATTGAAGTTGCGCCGCTTTGAGGTAAAACGATGCTTGGTTAGGGTCTTCGCTTTGGGCGATCGCCTGTTCCGACAACTTCGGATTGAAGGCATTGGTTACGCCTGTGACTTGACCGCCGCCGCTACCCGTTGCCAACCACCAAATAATCCCAATCCCGACAAGCCCAGCGCCTACTTTTTGGCGTGTGCTGAAATTCTCAAGGGAGAATCCAGTGCTGACTTTTTTGGTTGTCGGTTCGTCCGTATCGTCAATATCGGGCGTGTATCCTTCAATGGGTGTCATCATGGCTTTAGTTTAAGTGCCTCCATCACTTGCTTTTCAAGTTCGATTTGTTCGATTTCTGCCAATAGGGTTTCTGCAAATTGGCGTTTTTGAGTGAGGGTCATACTGGAGAATCTATCGCCAAATACCATGGACATGGCTACCGCCGAAACTCCTGTCACGGCACTGCCAATTACAAAACCGTATTTAGCCATGTCCTGATAGTGCTGATAGATCCGACGGGTCATGGCGACATTTTCATCAGTCTTTTCAATGGTGTGGAACGCGAGTAGGTTATCTATTTTTTGATTGGCTAACGTTTCCACTACGTCATTTATTCGGGGGACTCCCACCCAAAAAGTGAGAGTCAAAATGCCAGCGCCTACCCACTGAACCGGGGTGATTCTTAATCGTTTAAGCAAGCGACAATCCCCCCTGCCAGCAACCCCACGGGGGGCGCGACTAAAATCCCAACGGCGATCGCCACAATTCCAACAGTCATCCAATCCATGCTTTTGTCCGTCCTTTCCTCGGTGAGTTTGTCGATTTGATTTTGTTGATGTTCTAAGCAAAAGGCGAGGGCAATAATAGCCCGTGATTGTCCCCGGTAAGTCCGGAGAGTCGAGCCAAAGGGTCAATGTCATCGCCATCAATTTGAAGCGCCTCCACTTCCGCCGCCAATTGAGTTTGTGCATCCTGGCGAATTTTTTCCACCCCACGAATACGCTGTTCAACAGAAATCGCCTTAAGCTGTGCTTTTGCCCCTAAGTAACCCGCACCTTCCGCAAGTGTTTCAGTCATGGCTTCTTGTTGCCCGTTCTTAAACCCTTTGTTGATAGATGCGCGTTGGGCTTCAGTTTCGACGAGCGCCAACTGTTGAGCAGATTTAGCCGCTTTGTCTTGGAGTGAATCTGTAGCCGTGGTCATTGCACTGGATTGCGGTTTGGGTTCTTGTGTCTTTTCAGTCTTGGGCACGTCACCAAAACCTTTGCCAGCAGTTGCGCTAACCGCGTCTTGAATGTCTTTGTTAAAGTCTTTAGCCATGATTAATTTTTCTCTGTAATTCTGAAGTAATTGTTAGCAAGTCGGTGTTTAGGTAATCAAGGAAGTCGTCAAGCTTCCAGTCTTTATGCCATCGCAAAATGCGAAATGTTTGATGTGTGCTGACTTTGGACTTTCTGGCATTTTGCCCCATCCAAAGTTTCGCCACTTGTACCCAGATGAGATCCGTCATTGTCAGAACTGGGCTGTTTTCCCCGGTGGGAAGACCAATGGAGATAAGGTAATCGTTCCATGTTCCCCGGTTCTGAACGCCGGACAAGATCCGGGCTTCGCTAGACTTCCATCGTTTTTCTCCTTCCACTGACCAGCTTTTTAATGTGTATGTGTGCATTGGTGAACGCAAATCGTTTTTCAAGTGAACGTTCAACTGAACACCTTCAATGTAATTTGAATTTCCGGTACTGTAAATACTCTAGTAGAGTATAATTATCGGTACTGGAAATTAATACAATAAAAGTGTCATTGATAATAGAGAGAAATATGACGCTAAGAGACGCTTTGAACTCATGCCTAAGAACGATCCCGCCCAATCTGCTAATCAAGACGTTGGGCAGTCTGCCTGTTCCTATCCCGTCCAGGACGGCGGAGCAGTGGACGCAGGGAAGGAAGATGTGTGCAGCGAATTGGAACGCGGTACTTCAGGCTGTCCAAAGAATCGATCCGTTGGTCGCCCAAGGTTTAGAGATGGAGTTAAGATCCAGGCTAAATATTGGCTAAGTCCTGAGGTAAAAAAGTCTGTGGAGGATATGGCGATCGCCGCCGATCTATCCGCATCGGAATGGCTAGAACGGCACATTAGACAACATGCAAAATAAAATCCCCGACCATCTCAGCGCCGGGGATTTTGCAATGCAATCTGATTGAATTATAGAGGCTCTTGTTTGGATAGGATCATGATGCCAATCTCCAGATCAATCTCCGTCACTTTTTGAAAATCCTTTAAGCAATCTGCCCTTAACTGATCTGTTTTAACTTGACTGAGAGACGCGGTAAATAACTCAAATTGAAACATCTGACTTGAGGTAAGCATCCCCGGTGGTGCTGCCTCTTTTTTGTTGAAATAGACTAGCTCGGTTTCTCGTCGCATCCGGTGTAATCGCACATCGGCGGCAAAGTTCTCAAGCTGCAATCGAGGCATTTTTCCTAGGGAATATTCAAACTGTTGCTCACGTAATTGCTTTAAAAGTTCGCTCATGACGGGATTCCTTTCTCGCTATTTTATCAAAAGAAAAACAATGCAAAATCATGTCGCTAATCGTAATAAGGTTCAAAAGTTACGCTATTGAATGGAAAAGTATTGTTGCTGGCTACCCGTATTGAAAATTGCCCTTGATCAGAATCAAACAGCATATGCCATTCAGTAGTTATGTCAAAAATTCCAAAGTAGGTAAAAAATGGCAATGGATCACTACATCCTGATGTAGGTAAATTTGGATATCTCGGATGTTGATAATAAGCGACGTTGTATGCTGGATTAGTTGGGTTGATCTCCCGTACAAAAGAAACATTTGTCCTGAGAACAATCCCACAGTGATAAACGACGCTAGGCGGGAATCTTACTAATAGCCTAATAATTGTCCCCGTCTGGACTTGGGGTTCCGGTTGATTCTCTGGTCGCCATCCGCACCCAATCCCCTCCACTGGGGCTGCTCCATTTTCCACGCAAGCCATGATACGAAATGACGCTTCTGGATACTCAATATAGCCAGTATAAATCATTCCCTCTGGCGTTCCGGTTCCGGCGATCGCATCAGCCTCCGTTGCCACATCAAACCATTGGCAGCGATTATTGACGTTTGCCGATGGACGATAACAGCCATTATCATTTGGACTAAGGGGAGAAAAGGGCTTAACTTTTGACGTACATTGAGGTGAGTTTGGAACCGTCACAGTGCGGGTAGTAAAGTTTCCTGCCTCATCTACCGCCCCGGTGTATTCTTCATAGACCAAAGCAAAACCCACACAGCGCTCATTAAATCTTCCAGTGGGGACTTTTGCCGGGGGATTATCTATCACATCATTTATTAAAGGATCATCACCCTGCCCACCAGGGATACCCGTCCCCCTTAGTCTTGGGTTAGGTGCGCCCGTGCCACCGCACTCAATGGAAGTATGCCGGGGAGATCTTTTGTCTACCCGTGTTTTTCCCTGAGTCGGACGAGATAAAACTAAATCACCTTCTTGTGGTGTGCCGTGCGTAATGCGATCGCCGCCAATGACAGGATTACCGCCAATTTTGCGGATCTTGCTTGTGCCTGTATTCGGGTCATGTCCCTCAAAAATAGTCGGCGCTAATTCTGTCTGCTGTTCAGTGTTACGGGCGATCGCCTTATCGACCCGCGCCGCTTGACTTTCTAATTTTTTGGATTGGGCTAAATCTTTGGCACTCATACAGGCATCTATGAAACTACATTAATTTTAAGCATAAAAAATCCCCTTAGAAGGGGACTATATTATCGGTTAGTTACGCACCAAAAAAGGTATGTATTGCGGTATCGAGTTCCGGTGTAATTTCGTAGTGGTAAACGGGATAACGCCCCACCATTTCTTGATAGGCGACAGTCACGCGCTTATGGACAAAACGCCCTAGAGCAGAACCGTCGCCAATCTCTTTTAATGAGTAGCCGATTTGTTTAGCACGAATCTTTACTGTAGTGTATTGCTTTTGGCTGCCAGCGATTAATTGCTGTTGACCCGATCGCCGCAAGCAAATCTCATCCACCATAGAGTCACGGAGCAAAGCTTTAAGGGTAGAATCGGGCATCGCCTCAAGCGCTACCGCCGCCTCAACATATTCAATGGTGTCACGGGGTGGTAACGCGACGGGATTGGGTCGTTGTGTGACAGAGTACGATCCGGTTTTACGGATAGATGGCAAGACTTCTTCAAACACCCAATCCTGAAAACGCTTGGCGGATTCAAGCTTGCTGGAAAAAATCAACTGATAGATCCCGGCTTCTTTAAGGACAGTCACTGATTGGGTTCCGCCGGGTGTTACCATTTCAGTAAGCCCTTTGTTTTTCTCGCTTACCTTTGTAGAAATAGTTTTTGCAGGGGCTGCGTATCCTAGTGCGATCGCCACATCATTAGCAACAACGACTATGGCGCTGCAAAGTTTGTTAAAAATCAGAATAAAAAGTTAGCCTAAATCTTTTCGGGCGATCGCCAATGGACAGAGCGATCGCTTAACCACACCACACCAACGGCAATAAGTACCCATCCTGTCAGGTGATTCTTGGCAGGATTTTATTTGCTGGTTTACTGAGTCTTCGTTTATGTAGTTCATGAATTAATCATCCCAAATAGTGATTCCCATTTGTTTTTAAGGTTAAGTGACCATTCGGCATAATCCTCAACCTTGATAACCTTGCCAGTCGTAAAGTCTGTAAATGCGCCTGAATCAATTAATATTCTGGGGAGTTTTTTTGTCTACGATGGTTTCTACCAATGTAGAAACCTCTTTTTGATCAGCAAATGTAGATAAATGATTTCTATGAGACTGTCTCGTTTTTTCTGTGTCTTTATTCGCCGTGTGTCCTGCCAAAAATAAATCCATTTTGATTTCAACTTTTCTTTTATCTTCGTAGCTCAACAATGAATCGTGCGAAGACTGAGTTAAAATAACTTCTTTATTGTGAATCCTGAGTGTTAGGGTTTACCACGCCCCCGAATGTTGATCGCATTGCGGGGGTATTTTGTTTTATTTTAGCATCTTGAAAGTCATCAACTAGAGCTTGTTCTTCTTTTTTTTACTCGTTCGTAGGCAGTTTGTTTACTCCAACATTTTCCACAAATTTTTCTTAACTGCGTTTTTTCTGTTATCAGTTTTGACTCACCACAAATAGAACAAAAAGGGAGAGGATTGTTTTCCTTCACCCTTTTTCGCCAGTCGGCTTGAGCTTTTTTTGCTGCCATTATTTTACGTACTCATAACCAGCTTTGTTCAATGTTTCACCAGCGGCGCGGCTTACTACCCAGTAGCGACCGTCGTCACCCATCAAAATACTTTGCGGCTTTACACTACGGTTGTAGGCTACATTACGTGCATTCTCTAATTTAGCGTAGCGTTTGATCGAGGAAGGGGAGTTGAGTAGTTGTTGAGCGGTCATGGCTTTGTCCTATTGGCTTACTCTTATATGATACGAAACTATCTACAGAATGTCAATAGGGATTTAGATCTTTTTTGCGTATTCTTAATTTAGCCACTGTTCAATGACTACCTTTGCTACTTCATACGTCATTTTAGGCGGTACACTCATCCCTATCATATATTTTCCTATCTTGTCGGTTTTGGCTTGGTAGTCGTCGGGGAATGAACCAAGGCGTTTCCATTCTTTGTAGGTTAAATTGCGACATTCTTTCCAATGATATAAGTCGGCATCCCCCCCCCCTAGCAAAGTAGCGGATGGCATTTCTCCATTAATTCTAATCCTAGAAAAGCTACCTGCTTTTTCTTTTAATCTTTGTTTTGTTTGAGCAAAAGAATCACCTTGTCTCGTTTTTCCCCAATAAATCAAACCTTCTTTAGCTGGTTTAGTATCCCTAATCTCATCATCCGTCAAAACCTGTAAATCGCTAGTCGCCTCACCCGCACTAATCCATCTATGCTTAGGAGCTAATACTAATTTGGGCTTATCAATGTCATCACGCAACGCAACAAAAAATACTCGCTCCCGCTTCTGAGGCACACCACAATCAGCGGCATTGACTAGGAATAATTGGCAACGATAACCAATTTCTTTAAACCGTGCCATGACCATTTTTACGTAGCCTTTGGCGTTGCCCTGAATCATGCCTTTGACATTTTCGGCGATCGCCACCTTGGGATTTAAATGTTCAACTAAATCCAGATAATCAAAAAATAAATCAGACAATACTTGCGTTGCTTGACCTTCCCTGAATTTTTTGTTTTTGCCCCATGCTTTTTCCCGACTGCCTGCCATAGAAAAAGTAGAGCATGGAGGGCTGCCGTCTAAAATATCCAAATGAAACAATTCATCAGGCAATTCTTTTGTCAGCAAATCCCGAATAGGACAGAGAAAATAATATTTAGGGTTGTGATTCAGTTTGTAGTGATATGCCATTTCAGGATCGATGTCATTAGCGGCGATCACTTCACAACCTACTAATTTATAGCCCATCGTACTCCCGCCTCCACAGGCAAAAGTAGACATCACTTTCAATCCGTTTTTAGGAATCTTTTCAAGGTCAGAAAGAAACCACGCATGAGGATTTGTCATTTGGTTATCTTAGTAAACTGAAACCCGCACTTAGGACATTCACAGTCAAATTCAAACGCATCTGTATCAATTTCTTTTGTCGATGATTCAGGTTCATCCTCCCACCCCAAATCATCAACCGCTTTCCGTTCTTCCAGCTCCCTAAGCATTAACTCAAGGTCATCCTCATCAACACTGGCGGGTAGAAAATTCGACTCTTGCAATGATTCCAACTGAGCCAGCAAAGCATCAACATCAAACGCCCTAGTTTTATCCAGTGCCGTAAAGTCGCCACCATCCAAGACAGAAAAATTATCCTGTAGGTTAATGGCGATCGCCTCAGCATCAGAGATTGTTTCTACCTCCAGAGTGTTGATTAACCAATCGTTTTTTTTAACTGTGATGCCATTGGGCGGGTAGTTGATCTCAGTATTTGCGCCGTATCGGGCTTTGAGTTCCCTCGCCATGTTTTCAGCATCGGAGGGATTCTGTTTAAGCCAAATTAGCGACTCTAGGCGACCATTGCCACCCAACACCACGTCCATCCGCTTGCAAACCAAAACCGTCTGGAAAAAGCCATGCAGCAAAATAGATTCAATTATTTTGCCGATGTCGTGCTTTTTGGCATTGCCCGGAAAATAATTTAAATCATCGATAGGAGTGATCGCCGTGCCTAATATTTTTGCCATAAACTCTTAAAACATCATTGATATAATTATATGCCTTGATTTGGTTCATCTCTTTACAGCAATTATAATTAAGGAAATAAGTTTGTTTTGAGCCATGCCCGACCAAGTGACCGTGACTGTTGACGGAACAATTGATAATGTAACCGCTGCCGTTAACCAGTCCACCGATAGCGTCACTTTAAACGTTCAAAACACGGCTATTAATGGGTTGCCTACGGGTGGGACAACAGGGCAGGTTGCAGTAAAACTTTCTGACTTAAATTACGACGTTGGCTGGACAAGTGCCGGATCAGGCGATATGTCAGCGTTGGTTTATGATCCTCAGAATATTGCTGGGGATGCCTTTGACCGAGCCAATCACACAGGGATGCAACCCCTAAGCACTATCTCGGATGCGGGTACGGCGGCGGCGCTGAATGTTGGCACGTTAGCAAATCAAATTGTGCAACTTGACGCTTTGGCAAAATTGCCAGCAGTTGATGGCTCACAATTATTAAATCTTCCCACTGGCGGCGGCGCGGTGGATTCGGTTAACGGTCAAACCGGAGTAGTCGTTTTAGATGCCGATGATATTAGTGACGCGGCAACCATTAACAAATTCACCACGGCGGCAAATCTCTCTAAGCTGGCAGGCATTCAGCCAGGGGCGGAAGTCAATGTAAATGCTGACTGGAATGCCGTTTCAGGTGATGCCCAGATTTTAAATAAGCCCACTCTCGGAACCGCCGCCGCCGCAAATACCACAGATTTTGCCACCGCAGCCCAGGGGGCTTTAGCCGATGGTGCTTTGCAGCCTGACGATATTGGCGTAACCGTTCAGGCTTTTGGAGATTACGCCACCAATACAGCCTTGACGAATGGGCTGGTAACAAAAGAACCGACGATCACCGCCGGAACAACGTCGCAATATTGGCGAGGGGATAAATCTTGGCAGACGCTGGATAAAAATGCTGTCGGACTTGGAAACGTTGTTAATGCTGACACCACGACCACTGCAAATATTACTGATAGCCTAAACAAGCGATTTGTCACCGACTTAAACTTGACCGTTTTGGGAAATACGTCGGGGACAAACTCAGGCGACCAAACAATCACTTTGACTGGAGATGTTACGGGTTCAGGGACTGGAAGCTTTGTTGCAACCCTAGCCAATACAGCAGTCACACCGGGATCTTATGGTGCGGCGGGTTCGGTGGGGACTTTTACTGTTGACAGCAAAGGGAGATTGACGGCGGCAAACAATACGGCGATCGCCATCACGGAATCCCAGATTAATGACCTTGGAACATTAGTAGCTCTAGTCACTGACAATTTGAGCGTATTTGCCTCTACAACATCATCACAGTTAGCCGGGGTAATTAGTGACAAGACAGGATCGGGGGATTTGGTTTTCGCTACGTCACCAACATTTACCACTCCCAACCTTGGAACGCCATCGGCGATCACTCTCACAAATGGAACGGGGCTGCCCCAATCTGGCGTGACTAATTTGGTTTCTGACCTTGCCCTGAAAGCCCCACTTGCTTCGCCTGCCTTGACCGGAACACCAACCGCACCAACTGCGGCGGCGGGGACGAATACTACGCAACTTGCAACGACGGCATTCGTTACCCAGAGAAAAGACTTTCAAATTCGGGCATTGCAGGCAATGGGCAGTCCCATTCTTGTTGAGGGAACCTTTGCGAAATTCGAGGATATCGTCAGCAATGCCAATGAATTAGCAATGGAGGATGCCAAGGTTTTTGTCGCGGCGATCTGGATTCCTCATTCAATGACCATTACAGGGGTGGGATTCATTCCCCGCACCCCAGGCGATTTCACCGGGGACAACGAAAACAAAATTGGACTTTACTCCCACAGCGCCGGAACTTTAACCAAAGTAGCAGAGAGCGCCAACGATCAAACAATCTGGAAGGCGACTACACAGGTACTAAAACAAGTGCCATTTACTTCGCCCTATGCTGCTACTGGCGAGGGACTTTTTTTCGTTGCTGGACTATGCAACTATAGCGCCGTCGTGACTCCCCCAACCATTTACGGAGCGGATACGGCAGCATGGGGAACAAAATCATTAGGCTTTACGAACTCTCAGCTTTTGTTTGGCAGCGCAAACAATAACGCCACTCTCCCTAACTCTATATCTTCGGCAAGCCTTGCCGGAACAACACGTCGCCCATATTTCATCCTCTATTAAAATCATGGCTCACGGAACACTAGAAAACGGCATCGTCACCGCATATCCTGTCCAGTCCAACTTAGAACCAGGACAGTCACAACTTGATCAAGCGGAGCAAAACGGAATAATCTGGCTTCATGTGGGGATTCCCGATGGATGCGACAGGAATACCCATCGGCTAGTGCTGGATGTTGTAGACAAAGTTCCGGCGATCGCCCATTCTCGTTATGTCGAACGCTATCAACTTATCCCCCTTGACTCGGATGAAATCGAGTTGGATTGGCAAAAATTTCAGGACGAAATTATCGACACCACACCGGGAACCCCTTATTGGCAGGTATCGGAATGGGCAAAAACTCTCTCTAAGTTTGCCGACTCAAAAACCAATATTTTAGGAGCATTATTAGGGCGGCAACATGATTGGTTGATTGCTGCAATGGGAGATTTAAAAGCAAAAGCCATCCTAACAAATTCATTCACCCAGGCACAGATCAACATGATTAATCATTGCCTTGAAGTGCTTCGAGTGTCATGGCGATGGGAAGATTTGTAAAAAATAATTAGGATAAATAAATGAGTCTCCCTAAGCCCGATCAGATATTAATAGACCTTGCCCAATACCTCATGGATGGGCTTAATGCATTGGTAGCGGATACCGATATAGTTGTGGTGAAAGGACTGTCGGTTAACGCGGCGGATCAGTATCGCAATTTTCCTTTGCTTGGGGTGTACCGCCGGGTATCGCGGGGCGATCGCCTAGAGGAATGCGAGATAGAAATTATTTATTATGCCAGCGCACTCAATGAAGCAATTTATTTTCGTTGGCTAGAACAGCGGATTATTGAGTTGCTGCGAAACTTTTTGCACGGAAAAGCCAACTGCCTAAAATTAGTGGGCGGGTTTACGTCACGCCAGGGAGTAGTTCGCACCCATGACAATTTGATGCTGGCTCAATTGCGGATCGTTTGTACAATTATCGACACTCATACTCTTTAATCCATGGCTCAATCAATCAGACAAGATTTCCCTACAGATGGCAGTGAATTTATTCAGGGCGCAACGATTAAGGATATCGGCATATCAATCTTAATTAATGGCAGTGCCCCGGCTAGTCCGGTCGTAGCGGCGGCGATCGCCCTCAAGGAATATGACACGGTAGTCCATCGTTACGATAGCGCCAATGGCTCAATCACTATTGCCCCCGCCGGGGACTCAATCACTATCGTAAGCCACATCCTTGATATTCCTGGCAAGGATTACAAATATGATTTGCGACTAGAGTTTGACGATGGCACAGTTACCCGCTGGATGTGGGGAATATGGCGACTGAGAGAAAATGTTACCCCGGCAATATAACCCCAGACACAACAAAACCTTCCCCTGTGGTGCGTCCCTGGGAAGGCTTTTGTTGCAGAGTTAAGAGAAGCAAGCACAAGCAAGCTACTTATAACCTCAATATATCACATCAAGCTTAACTGCGTTGGTTTGTTGGTAGCGTGCTGTAAATTTTTAATCCCAACATTCCAGTAAGATTCTTTGAGTTCTGAGCCAATAAAACGCCGCCCCATATCAATCGCTACATATCCTTCAGAGCCAATGCCAGAGAAGGGAGAATAAACCAAGTCGCCAGGATTAGACCATAGTTGCATAGCACGGCGGATCACAGTTAGTTGTAATGGGGTCATGTGTTTTTCGTCTTCAGAATCCCGCCCGTCACGATAATTTAAAACGTCGCTAGGGTTAATGTCCATCCATACTGGAGAGGCATAGCGATTCCAAATCTGGATAGAATCGGGATATTCTTCTCCTGTCAAGAAGTCATCATTAGTCCCTTGGTAATCGGTAAAGTAACCAGAAATGGGGGCTTCGTTTTTCCCTGGCTTCCGCATTGTGATTAAATAATCCGCCAATCCTTGACGACTGATGTTTTTATCTTTAGTCGTTTGCTTGTGGAGTAATTGAATATTTTTGGTGCGAATCATTGCAAGTCCGGGATCTTTCCAGATGGTTACTTTGGAGTGATAAATAAATCCCTCAGCTTCAAACAATCGAATCAAATCGCCAGATAAATCTTTAATACCC